CGAAACACAAAAATCGATTACAGATTTTCAGAGTGAGATTACAAAACATAATGCATCTATTTCCGCAATCAATCAGTACATACAAAAGGTCAATGAAGAGATACAGTCATTAAATGAGAAAGGTGCAGATGTCACAGATGCATCAAAGAAACTCAAAAAATTAAAGACTGATCAAAAAAATCTCTTGTCATTGAAAGAGCAATATAGTAATATGTCTTCAATATATGACGTTGCGAGTGTGCTTCTCAAAGACGGTGGCATCAAAACAACCATCATAAAAAAATACTTGCCGATTATGAATAAATTAATTAACAAGTATTTGGCATCTATGGATTTTTATGTATCGTTTAATCTCGATGAGAACTTTAACGAGACAATTAAATCTAGATTTCGTGATGAATTCACCTATGCATCATTTAGTGAAGGTGAAAAAATGAGAATCGACTTGGCCTTGCTTTTCACTTGGAGAGCAATTGCCAAGTTGAAAAATAGTATGAGTACGAATCTACTCGTTCTTGATGAAGTGTTTGATAGTTCATTGGATGAAGATGGTACAAGTGACTTTCTCAAAATACTTCATTCGCTTGGTAATGAATCGAATGTTTTTATAATTAGTCACAAGGGTGAAGTCTTGTACGACAAATTTAAAAGCATGATTAAATTTGAAAAACATAAAAACTTTAGCAGGATAGTATGACTGAAAATAAAGTAGAAGTTCATCCTCTTGTAACAGAAGATCACGAACTAATCACAACTAAACTTGATGAGTTTAATTTTGATAGAGATGATGCAGAAAAACTTGAAGACACATTAATCAACTGCATGGATTTTTATCGTGGTCTTGGACTGTCAGCAAATCAATTAGGAATAAATGCAAGAGTATTTGCTATGGTGCATGAAGAACAACCAATGGTGATGTTTAATCCAAAAGTTGTGTCGGCAACAGAAGAAAAATATCTCATGAAAGAAGGATGTCTCACATGGTTCGGTCTTTTTCCAAAAGTATTAAGACCTCAAGGAGTAACAATAAACTGGAAAGATAAAGAAGGTCAAGAATTTTCAGGTAGTTTCATTGATTTATCCGCTAGAATTATACTTCATGAATATGATCACCTAAATGGTTATACTTTCTTTGATAGAGCAAAACCAATGCACATGTCACAGGCCAAAAAACGAAGAAAAATATATATCAGAAAGGCTAAACGACAAGCGAAAGAAATAGTATAATTATAATTAAGGGAGTCAAAATGAAAAATAATAGACTTTGTTATGATATATCCGTGCAAGAATGTATTGAAAAATGTCCTCAAGAACTAGTCCATTGTAGTGTAAGATTATTACGTAAAACTGTAATAGGTATGGGTAATGAACCTTTAGCAGATTTAATTGAATGTGCTTTAGATGAACATTGGAGAGAAGCATTTCAGACAGGACTTGATTATAATTCCAAATCTTATGAGAACTTTTTAGATAAAAGGTTAGTATGAAACATAAAGAAGATTATGTTTCTTTTGGTCCTAATTATGTCACTAGTCAAGTACGGCACATGAAACAAAAGATGCTTAAAATTATGAATCGTGTTCTTGAATCACAAAGAAAATATCATGACAGTACAATTTGTAATAATTGTTTAAATCATATACGTTATGAATGTGAAAGGCTGAGTAATTCATAATGATGAATTGGACTAAGGTTCACCTAGAAACTATGAATGTTTTGCAATTGAAAGAATTGAAAAGATATGTTGATGAAATCCTTAAACGAAAAATTGAACAATCCAAACGGCTCCCAGATGAAGACTTGGCAGAAAGGCATAGACCTTGATACTCTTTTAGCACACACCAAAAGATTTGAGAACTACAATAAGTATAGTTGCTCACCTTTTTCAGAAATGAAAAAGAATGATATTGCCGAACATCTGAGCAATGGTACGGTAGTCAATCTTAAAGGTTCTACATTCACTATTCAGGAATGTAAAGTTCGTTCTCCTATTTACATGTATCAAAAAATACCGATAGGGTATCGTGAACCTGGTGACCTTAAAATTGACAGATTTGCTTTTACAGATTATTCACATGAAAGTCAGCAAGAGTTTTACGATTATATTATACGCAATCATAGAACTGATGTTTGGATATGTTCCTGGGCCGAAGATACTGCAACAAATGATATTTTTGATACGCAATTAGGTTTGCAGAAAGTTGGCACAAAGGTTACTACATTTGGTGAGTTAATTGTGTATTGGTTTTTACCATACTCAAAAGATATGTTTGGTGAAAGCAGAAAACATCCAAAAGTGCCTGACACAGAATACCATAATCTTGTAAAATTAAAATTGCCTACTGATATCTCACATCTTATATCTGCAATACAAGAGAAAATTTCTAAACTTCCTGTATTTACTAACCATTATTCAAACTATAATAAACGCAAATCTTGGTCAGCAGTATCTTTAAGAGGGCACAGTCCGAAACCAGAGTTTATTACAGACCCAGCAGAAATGAGTAAGAAATGGAAAGAGGAAAATAAAGATGTGTTATTTGAAATGCAAGATACATATCTATATGATGACTTTCCTGAAGTGAGAGAATTGGTGAAGATGCTCAAAGCAGAAGAGATACATCGTGTGCGATTTATGAAATTAAATGCTGGAGATGGTGAATTAGACCGACATACTGATTTGGTTGATCCGAAAGGTGGATTGGCAGATGGTAAGTTAATGCGAATACATTTTCCTATCATCACAAGTGACAAAGTTTTGTTTGAGTCCTGGGACTTGACGGGGCATATACACTGTGCTAATATGAGGGTTAATGAAGCATGGATGTTGGACACTAGAAAACCTCATCGTGCAGTAAATGAAGGAACAGAAGATAGAATACATTTAGTAATTGACATTGTTTCAAATGAACGATCTAGAACATTATTATGAACATATTTTTTCTTGACAAAGATCCTGTATTTGCGGCACGTTATCATTGTGATAAACATGTGCCCAAGATGATTGTTGAGTATGCTCAACTTATGAGTACCGCTCACCGATTAATTGATGGTGAACCATATGAAGCAAAAAACAAGCGAGGTCACAAACTGACTAGATGGAGATTATCAGATGACCGAGAACATAAATTATATTTTGCCTCCCATTTTAAGCATCCTTCTAATATTTGGGTTCGGTCTAGCACTCAACATTATGATTGGTTGTATGAGTTATTTAATGCTTTGTGTGCTGAATTCACGTTGCGATATGGAAAGTTTCATAAGACAGACCTTGACTTACGTGAATATATTAAAAGAAGACCTGACAATCTTCAAGACAATGGATGGTCAGATCCACCACTCGCAATGCCAGAACAGTACAAATTAAACAAAGCAATTCCTTCTTATCGTAATTTCTATGCTACTGAAAAACGTAGATTTGCGACATGGAAAACGGAAAAACCTCACTGGTATGATTGGTGGTGTATGATGAATGACACTTTTAATTCTAAATCAATAGAGGAACATGTACACGTTAAAGGTGAAGGATGGATTGATTAATGAAAAACCATTTTGTTATTGTCGCTGGCTATCTTGATACTGATGAAAAAACCAAGATGGCCGTTGACTTTATTGAGAAGTTACGAAAAGTAGAAAATATATCAATTTGTTATTCTACTCACCACTCCAATATTCCTCAAAAATTAATAGAACTTACAGATTTTATTGTTTACAATAAGTATAACCCAATTCTTAACTGGGACATATGTTCTGAATATACCGAGAGATTTGGTTGTTCAATACAAGAGCATCCTGCTCTTGACAAAGAAGATATATTTTTTCCTCAACCATATCATGGCTACGCACATTTAATTTCTCTATGTGACGCCGTAGCAATAGGAACAAATACAGGTTATAAAACTTTTTCTTTTATGAATTTTGATGTTGTAGATTATTGTATTGATCAATTACCACTGCATATTAAAGAGATAAAAAAGAATAAGGTTGATGCTATTTTTTATCCGTATCTAATACAAAATATTAAAGCAACTGTAGGTAGCACAGAATTTTTTACTTTTAGTCTAAAATTTGCTCAAGAAATTTATAAGTATAGAGATTTTAGGCATTATCAAACAATTCATGATCCAGTTCTAGAAAGATTTGTAAATCTTGTATGTAAATCAAAAGGATTAAAATGGATTCTTATTGAAAATAAATTCTCTGAAAATGGCACAATAGGAAAATTAAATTTTGGTAAAGGTGATATGTCAAAAGTTCCATTTTGGGTCCCATACGAAACTATTTGGGATGGTGATAAAAGATTTGAGATATGTATCATACCATTTAAGACAAAAAATAAATATCAACTTGTATTTGGTATAAATTCTATGTTTTCGGAATATGATGAAGACATAAAAGAGATTAGAATATTTGCAGATGATAAACAATTAAAAAATGATTGGGAATTACACACAATACAAAAACCTTGTAGATTAAAAATCTCTTATAAAAATAAAATTACAAGAGATTTTGTTCTCAATGACGAAAGACACTTTGGCAAAGTTAGAATGAAAGTGAGAAAACCATGACTACATTATGGAAAGAAACAGAAGAAGAATACCTTGAACTTGTAAAAGATTGGACAGACCCATATCCTACTCCACAACTTATTGAGTATGATGGCGTTCTTGTAGTAAGAGATGATTTGCTCAATGCAGGTTCAAAAGTTCGTTTCGTAGATTATCTTATTGGTTCAAATAAAAACGTAAATGAATGGGTATTTGGTTCATGTCCTGCTACAGGATATGCACAAATAAGTTTACCTATTGCATGTAAACGTCATAACAAAAAAGCAGTATTGTTTATGGCAAAACGTAATAAAAAAAATTTTACTGAGTATCAAAAACGTGGCATAGAATTAGGTGTTGATTATCATTGGGTAGAAAATGGTATGTTGACAGTCACACAAAAACGTGCAAAAGACTATGCCGCCAAATCATCTGATAGGATGGTTTTGCCTTTAGGACTTGAACATCCGACAGTTCTTGGGTCAATAATCAAAGTTGCTAGAAGCCTACCAGTTACACCAAATGAAGTATGGACTGTAGGTTCAAGCGGAACATTAAATAGAGGCTTGCAACTTGCTTGGCCTGATGCTACAATACATGTTGTAAGTGTGGGGCACACCATGAATAAACGAGAGATAGGTAGAGCAATTTATCATCGTAGTAAATACAGGTTTGATCAACCTGTAAAAGAGAATGAAATGCCACCTTTTCCTTCCGCTCCTACATATGATGCAAAAGCATGGAAGTTTATTCAAGAACTTTCAGATAAAAAAGGTACAACATTACTTTGGAATGTCGGAGCATAATGGCACACACAGAACAATTAGAATATGTAAAATCTTTAAAATTAGTATTTCCTCATTATTTCAGATATAGAAAAGTTTTAGAAGTTGGTAGTTTAGATATTAATGGTACCGTAAAAGTATTTTTTGATAATTGCGATTATACAGGTTTAGATCTAGGTGAAGGTAAAGGTGTCGATCTGATTGAAGAAGGTCAAAATTATGATGCACCAGATGAAACTTATGATACAGTTCTTTCCACTGAATGCTTTGAACATAATCCTTACTGGAAAGAAACCTTTTTGAATATGATCAGGTTATGTAAAAAGAATGGTCTCGTATTTTTCACCTGTGCAACCGATGGTAATCCTGAGCATGGTACAGTAAATAGACTTCCAGGTGATGCCCCATTAGTTATTGAAAAGGGCTGGAATTATTATAAAAATTTGAATAAACACGATTTCAATATTTTCCCATTAGATGATTTATTCTTGACTTTTAGTTTTTCTAATAATATAATAGCACATGATCTTTATTTCTTTGGTATAAAAAAATGAAACATTTTTATGAACGTAACGATTATGTTTTAAATCATGAAGTCAACAAAACATTTGAAGAAATTCTTTGGATGTCAGATGATGAATTTCGTCAATGGTTGACTGATATGAGAAAGACAATTGCATATGCTTGGGATGAACTTGGATTGCCACCAAGAGTTGGTTGGAATGAAAAAGATATCATAGACCAATTCAATAAGATGTCATCGTTTCCTGTTCATGAGATGGACAAAGGTGATAACATAGTTCGTAATACATCTGTCATCGGTAATGCTTGTAATCAGTTTTTTCCGACAATGATGAAGACTAGAATTAATTATTCTAAAAATGATGATGGTCTTTCAATTTACGACCATTTTGTAGATGATAAACTATCTGAAAAAGTTTACAAGTATTCACATCGTCACTTCAAGCGTGATAGTTTTTATGAATATTCACAAACTGTTCCGACAAATGCTGAGACTAAAGATTTTTTGATATCAGCAAAAACTGGTAAAGAATGGATTCAAAATTTTGAAAAAAGTTTTAGAAATAAAAAAGTAACAATAAGAAAAAAAGGTAAAGAGGGTGCAGAAAAAGGTGTTGTATTTCAAGAAGATGTTGAATATGATTATTGGATCGCACCTCATTCAGAAGATACAGAATATACTGGTCATAATAAAGATCTTGTAGGAGTAAAATGGTGTACACTTACAAAAAATGAAATTCACGAATTGAATATTCCTGAAAAATGTTTAGTCAATGCTAAACTTGATGAAAATGATTTATTTCGTATTCGTTTGTTCAAGTTTGGTCAGAGAATATTTCCTGTAGGTTTTAAGGCATTTCGTATTTCATGGTGTCAGTATGCAGTAAACTTTCCACCTCTTACCGCTAAATATTTGTATGAGAGATACACTGAACACATTAAAGAGCAGGATGTTATCAACATTTATGATCCTTCTAGCGGTTGGGGCGGTCGTATTCTTGGGGCTATGGCTGTCCGTGATGACCGTAATATCCACTATATTGGGACCGACCCAAACACGGATCATACGATTGAAGAACTGGGTATTACGAAGTATGAGTACCTTGCAAACTTTTTTAACGAAAATAAATATGGATCTCTTTTCCCGCACAACAATACCTATGAAATTTATCAACTCGGTTCGGAAGAAATCAGAAATAATAAGCAGTTTCAAACGTACAGAGGAAAACTTGATATCGTTTTCACAAGTCCTCCATATTTTGCAAAAGAAGCCTATTCAGAAGACGAAGAACAATCTTACAAAAAGTTCCCACAATACCAGTCTTGGGTAGACGGTTTTTTGAGACCAACTCTTGAAACATGTATTGAGTACCTAAGACCAAACAGATATTTGCTTTGGAATATTGCTGATGCAAAGTTTGGTCCTGACATGTTACCTCTTGAAGAAGACAGTAACAAGATATTGCGTGAGCATGGTATGGAGTTTGTTGAAGTTGTGAAGATGACATTGGCTTGGATGCCAGGCGGTAATCGTATTGGTGAGGATGGTAAGCCAAGTTACAAGAATGCAGTACAAGTTGAAGGTAAGTGGTTTAAATACGAACCGATATTTGTCTGGAAAAAACCAGCGTAACCCAAACAAAAATGACCCTCCGAGAATCCGGAGGGAAAAAATGCCGAAAAAGTTGGCTCAAAAATAAATAGAACAATGATTAAAAATCTTTATTCTGCAAAACATGATGATAAATGGATTAAAATTATTGATAATATTGACTTTGATGTAAAACAATATCAAAATTTTTATAATTATGTAGGTTATCAATTTTTACCAAAATTATACGACTATTCTATTATAGAGGGTAACAAAGCAAAATTTGTTATGGCTTATTTAGATGGAAAACAAGTAAGCATGAAAAATATTAGGGCATTATTTGATTTTGTGTGTCATACAATATTTCCTAGTTTCATGCAATGGACAATTTTAAATCGAAATCATATGATTCGTGATAAAAAGGAAAATTTTTTTTATTATCACAACGACCTCAAACCTGAAAATTTTTTAGTGATTAAAAATAAATTTATGTTAATAGATATTGATGCCATGTGTCTTACTAACATAAATGATAAAATATTTAAAATATATTAATTTTTTAAGCGAGTATAGTTCAGTTGGTAGAACGTTTGCTTGCCAAGCAAAAGGTCACGAGTTCGAATCTCGTTACTCGCTCCACAAAAAAACCCTTGACAATTGAGCCTAGTTTGCTATTATATAAATGTAGAGTGATAGAGAAACCTTAACCAAGATATCTTATGGATATTAGAGAATCAAAATCAATGTTGGCTAAACTGCTAGCCACAGAAAATATCAAAGTTGAACACGGTAATTATGAAACTGCCGCCTTTGATCCTAAAAAACGTGTGCTTTATCTTCCTATTTTCAAGTGGATGGACGGTGATGTCTATGACCTTCTTGTTCTTCATGAAGTGAGTCATGCACTTAATACCCCTGCTGATGGTTGGCATTCTTCTGCTAGTTCAAAAGGCAAAGGTTATAAGTCATTTCTTAATGTCACCGAAGATGCTCGTATTGAGAAGAAAATCAAGCGAAGGTATCCTGGTGCTTCCAAATCGATGGTATTTGGGTATCGTGAATTGATGAAAAATGATTTCTTTGGTATCAGTCATGTAAATGTTGATAAACTGCCTCTCATTGACCGCATCAATCTTCACACAAAAGGTGGTGCTTCAATGGGCATTTCTTTTACCGAAGATGAAATGAAATGGGTTGATGAACTGATGTCTCTTGAAACTTTTCCTGAGATTGTTGAGTTCACTGACCGACTTTATAATTATTGTGCAGAAAATGAAAGCATGACCGATGAACATGATTTCAACATGTTTTCAAGTGAAGGTTATGGTGAAGATGATGAAGAGTTTGAACCTGGTATGACTGGTGAGACACCATTTGAGTGGACTGAAGATTCTGATGAATCAATGTCTCAGTCAGGTATGCCTCAAAGTTCCGATGAAAATGAGGGTTCTGAAAGTGACAATTCTGATGGTCCTTCTGCTGAAACTGATGAATCATCAAAAGGTTCAGAAGAAACAAATTCTTCTTCTGGTAATTCACCTGCTGATAAATTTAAAGATGAATTTGAGAATGATGAGTCTGATGGTCAAGTCAATCCGTCAAACACTGTAGGTGCTGAAGGTGGTGTCAATACTGACATTAATCCGAATGCAGTTGCTGGTCCTCGTTCAATTACTGATGAATTTTTTCGCAGAAAAGAAACAGAATTGAATGACAGTATTGATAGTGACAAAAAATATATTTATGCTAATCTTCCAAAACCAGTTCTTGAAAATATTGTTATTGATTACAAAAAATTGGCTCAGTTACATGATAAGTATTATAATCAAGAACAACATTCAGGATATTGGGGCACAATGACACCATCAGAGTCATGGTCAACCGCTCCAAAACGATATAAGGAATTCCGTGAGCAAAATAAATCAATCGTTGATTATCTTGCCAAAGAGTTTGAGATGAAGAAACGTGCAGATGAGTACAAACGTACTGCATCGGCAAATACTGGTGTTCTTGAAACATCAAAACTGTATTCTTACAAGTATTCTGATAATCTTTTCAAGCGAGTGGCTACGGTTGCTAGTGGTAAAAATCATGGTCTTGTCATGTTTATTGACTGGTCTGGTTCAATGAGTGGAAACATGGCCGGTACAGTTGAACAAATGATGATACTTGTGATGTTCTGCAAGAAAGTAAATATTCCATTTGATGTTTATGCTTTTACTGATAGAATATGGCGCACAAATAATGAACTTAATTCCTTTGATTCTGCCGATGAAAAGCCCAAATGGGATTATCAACCTGGTGATTTTTGTGAGCAAGAACATTTCAATCTCATGCAGTTGTTTTCAAGTAATATGTCAAATATTGAATTCAACAAAGCATGTTGGAATGCTATTAACATTCGTGATTATTACAACGGTAAAGTCAATTGGCACTATAATGGTGGTAAGAGTCCTTCAATCCCTAGTCAATACTCTTTGGGTGGTACACCGTTGAATGCCGCCATTGTTGCAAGTCATGATCTGGTTCGCAAATTTAAGCGTGACCATAATGTTCAGATTGTCAATACTGTATTTCTTACAGATGGTGATTCAAATCAAGCAGGTTGTTATCTTGATTCAGAAGGCAAAGAACAACATATTGGTCGTAATGATCATTTAACAATCCGTGATACACTATCAAAATCAGAGATTGTACGATCCCAAACAATGGGTTGGTCTGCTTCTCACCGAGCAACTACTGAATTGTTATTCAATTCTTTGCGTAAAGCAACTGGCGCAAATATCATCGGTTTCTTTCTTGTCAATCGTCTTGATCGTCACAGAGCAGGTTATTACTCTACTGATAACAAATCATTTGAGAACATGATGGATTCATGGCGTAAAGAAAAATGCATTGTTGCTGAAATTGACGGTTACGATAATCTCTATATAATTAAAGATGGTTCAGATTTGCAGATTGAAGAAAAATCAGAACTTGATAAGGTTGATGCTGGTTCTAAAAAATCTGCAATTCGTACCGCTTTCAAAAAAATGAACCGTAAAAAACTACGCAACCGTGTAGTTCTTAATAAATTCATTGAACAAGTAGCATAGAGGTGTCAAAATGTCAGAAGAAAAAGATGAAAAGGAAAAAGATGAACAGTATTATTCAGAAGAAGAATGGGGCGATATTCTTTTTGCAAAAGAAATGGCAATTAGAGATATTGCAGAAAAAACTCTTGACAAACCTGAATAATTTGCTATTATATAAATGTAAGTGAGATTTTTAATTCTTTCGTAATGAGGTAATATGATATTGACTAGTAAACAACAAAAGTTTCTTGACCTTTTAAAATCTGAAGGTTTTGAAGATTCCTTGACAATGAGTGATATTAAGGAATTGAGAAAAAAACATGGAACTATAACTTGCCAATGGCTGATGAAAGACCCCGTTTTTCGTATGTCTCGTGGTGTTTATCGCATTCCTAAAATTGCCGCTAATGGTGCAGTAGTTATGGGTGAAAGCACTACTGCTCCTTTAACCGCAGAACCTGCTATGATCGCAACAAAGGTTGATGAGAAGGTCACACGTATTGAACCTTCACTTCCTACATCTATCACTAATACTGAAGATGTCAGTTTTGTACCTGAGATTGACCGGACATTTATTCCGTTTGGTCAGTTCAAAGATATTCATAACATCATCAAATCAAATCTGTTTTATACAGGTTTCATTACTGGTCTGTCTGGTAATGGAAAAACTTTTCTTGTTGAGCAGGCTTGTGCTAAAGCCAAACGTGAATTGTTTCGTGTCAATATCACCGTTGAGACTGATGAAGATGATCTTCTTGGTCACTACGTATTGATTGACGGCCAAACTGTATGGCAAGATGGTCCTGTCATTCAAGCCATGGATCGTGGTGCGGTCCTGCTTCTTGATGAAGTTGATCTTGCTTCTAACAAGATCATGTGTTTGCAACCAGTTCTTGAAGGTAAAGGTGTTTATGTCAAAAAAATTAATCGTTTTGTCAAACCCAAGACTGGTTTCAATGTGATTGCTACTGCAAACACTAAAGGTAAAGGTTCTGATGATGGTCGTTTCATTGGCACTAACATCCTCAATGAGGCTTTCCTTGAGCGTTTTGCAATTACTATTGAGCAAGAGTATCCTACTCCTGCTACCGAGAAGAAAATCCTCGTTGGTATTATGCAATCACTTGGGTGTTTTGATGAAGAGTTTGCACAGAAACTTGTAGATTGGGCAGACATTATCCGCAAGACATTCTATGATGGTGGTATTGATGAAATCATATCCACCAGGCGACTTGTTCACATCGTAAATGCATTCAAGATTTTCGGTGACCGAATGAAGTCAATCCAACTTTGTGTCAATCGTTTTGATGATGAAACAAAACAGGCATTTCTTGACCTGTACACCAAAGTTGATGGTGAAGTTAATAAACCTTCAGAAGAAACTTCAGAAGGAGGTGAATCCCAAGTTGATTCTGATGACAGAACACCTTTTTGATTGACATATATATAATAGGTGAGTTCAGCAGGGCTCACCTATTTTTTTATTTACTCGTGAGAAAATCATGGAAATTAATATTAATGGAAACGTGATTGTGAGACACCAATCAGTTCCCGAATGTCAATGGTGTGATAAAGCAAAAGAATTGTTTGAGGAAAATCAAGAAAAATATACAGTTATATATTCGGATAAACGATTTTTTGGAGATTTGATGAAAATCACCAAATCTACTATGGTTCCTCAAATTTTCATCAAAGGAGAGTTTGTAGGTGACTATAATGGTATGGTAGAACATTTAGAAAAGGAGAATAATGAAAGTACCTAATACTAATTGGAAGATTAGAAGTAGAAAAAATGTGGATTGAAGAAGGTAAAAATCAAATTGGTACTGATTCAGACCCATATGAAATTACTAAACCAGAAAATATTTTAAATAACTTATGATTAGGAGATTATGCATTTAGAAGTGAAAGCAAGTGAATTGCAAAAAATTAAATTATTTGTAGCAACACCTATGTATGGTGGACAATGTGCTGGTATGTATTCCAAAGCCGCCATTGACCTTGCTACAATGTGTGCTAACTATGGAGTTGAATGTAGATTTTTCTTTATATTCAATGAATCACTCATTACAAGAGCAAGAAATTATCTTGTAGATGAGTTTTTGAGGGCCGAAGAATTTACGCATTTAATGTTTATAGATGCTGATATTAATTTTAATCCCAAAGATGTGTTGTCTCTCGCAGTGCTTTCACAACAAGAAGATAAACCTATCATTGGTGGTCCGTATGGTAAAAAATGTATTGCGTGGGAACGTATTCGTACCGCAGTTGACGTAGGCATTGCCGATGAAGATCCTAATGAACTATCAAAGTTTACAGGTGATTTTGTATTTAACCCTGTTCAAGGAACGAAAGAACTTCAAATTCATGAACCAGTAGAAGTATTAGAAATTGGTACAGGTTTTATGATGTGTAGACGAGAAGTATTTTCGCAATGGAAAGAGGCTTATCCTCAATTTGAGTACAAACCTGATCATAATCGTTCCGAACATTTCAAGGGTGATCGATACATTCATGCATATTTTGATACTGTTATCGATAATGAAAAATATATGCCTATGGGATCATCTAATAATTCAGATCGATATTTATCAGAAGATTATTCTTTTTGTCAATTGGCAAGACATATTGGTATTAAGATTTGGTTATGTCCATGGATGAAACTCGGACATATCGGTACATATGTTTTTGATGGTACTATGGCAGATCTTGGCAGAGTTGATACATCTAATGCTTGGGCTCATAAAAATATGCAACAAGCACAACAAATGAGAAATGATAGAAAAACAGAAATTGAAAACGCAAGAGCGGTTCAAGAGATTGAGAACATAGAAAAACAAAGCGAAACAAGAAAGGAACGAAGATCAAAGGTAAAAAAGAAAAAAATAATTGACAAACGAATTTAATATGTTATAATATACACATTACTAATTCAATATGGAGTTATTATGAAATTAAGTGAAGAAACCCTTGCGGTTCTTAAAAACTTTTCTGCCATTAATAATGGTATCTTTTTTGAGCAAGGTAAAACAATCAAAACAGTATCGCCACAAAAGTCGATACTAGTAGATGCAACGGTAGAAGAAGAATTTCCTTCTGATTTCGGTATCTACGACCTCAACAAATTTCTAGGTGCTCATTCTTTATTTGAGAGTCCTGAAATTTCATTTGAGGACAAATATCTAACTCTCACAAGTGACAAAACACAAGTAAATTATTCTTATTGTGATATAAGTTCAGTTGTGAGACCACCTAACAAAGAGGTAGCATTGCCTTCTGTAGATGTGACATTCAAGATGTCAAACACCGTGTATGATTCGGTAGTCAAGGCGGCACTTGTTCTGGGCGTGCCAGAGATTGCAATTGTTGGTGACAGTTCTCGTATCAAACTTGTTGCAAGTGAAAGCAAAAACACTATGAGTAACAAGTTCAGTTATGATATCGATGAAACTGATAAAACATTTTCTATGATTTTCAAGGTAGAAAATTTCAGTAAATTGATGAGTAGAAATTATATTGTATCTGTTTCTGCTCGTGGTCTTTCCAAATTTGAATCTGATGACGGTAAATTAACATATTATGTAGCAATTGAACCAAACTCAAATTTTGAGGGTTAATGCAAAATCGTGAATCATTTCTTTGGGTTGAAAAATATCGGCCTAAAGAAATTTCGGAATGTATCCTACCAGACCATATTAAGCAAACATTTGAGGGTATCAAATCTCAAGGTCGTATTCCTAATCTCATTCTCAATGGCGGTCCAGGTACTGGTAAAACTACTATTGCCAAAGCACTTTGTAATGAGGTTGGGTGTGATTATTTGTTTATTAATGGATCTGAAGAATCAGGTATTGATGTTCTGCGAACTAAAATTCGTGGTTATGCTTCTACTATGAGTTTTGATGGTGGTAGTAAAGTCGTAATACTTGATGAAGCAGATTATCTCAATCCACAATCTACACAACCTGCTTTGAGAGCCTTTATTGAAGAGTTTGAGAAGCATTGTACTTTTATTTTTACGTGTAATTATTCAAATCGTATTATATCACCATTGCATTCAAGATGTCAGGTCATTGACTTCAAGGTTGTTGCTGATGACAAGCAACGAATGGCTGGTGCATTTATGAAACGTGTTGGATATATATTAGACGAAGAGAAGATAGAGTACGATAAAAAGGTAGTTGCTGAAGTTATTATGAAACATTTTCCTGATAACAGGAGAGTGCTAAATGAACTTCAGAAATACTCATCATCTGGTAAAATTGATGCTGGTATTCTCTCTCAGGTTGCCGAAGTCAATCTTAAAGAATTGATGTGGGCACTCAAAGAGAAAAAGTTTAATGATGTTCGTAAATGGGTTGCAGATAATGTTGATAATGATCCACAGAAAATCTTTCGCAAGATCTATGATGTTGCTTCCGAGTATGTCCAACAATCTTCAATTCCGCAATTAATATTAATACTGGCAGACTATCAATATAAATCTGCATTTGCGGCCGATCAAGAATTAAATCTAGTGGCTTGTCTTACAGAAGTTATGGTAGAATGTCAGTTCAATTAAGGAACTAAATGTTTAAGCAATCAATACTTGCTATGGCTTTGGTGATAGGTATTGGTTATGGATGCACTCAAAAACCTGAAGAAATCAAACCTGCAGATAATGCTACGGTTTCTTTACCTCAAAAACAATTTGGTTGGCCGGAAGAACGAAAGCAATACTGGGTATCAGTATATTTTTCAAAGATGTCTTGGGATCCAAACATTAGAGCAAGAATGTTACCGGAGACCCTTTTTAAGGTTGTTGTATGTATCGTAGAAACTATGGAGCAAAGATATGATATTGAAACTTGGGAAAAATCTATAACCCTAGAAAATGCCGCCCAACACTATAAACAAGAGTTGTGGCAAGTATCTTATAATTGTTCAGTACAAGGTTTTCAAGAACAACAAAAAAGATTAATGGAACAACCAACTCTACAAAATATGATGTAAAATGAATTTTCATGAATTGATTGATGAGGCAGAGAAATCTTATCAAACGAATAAAGATTTCTCTGCCTTTAGAGATGATGATTTTTATTGGTTCATAAGAGAAGGTGGTGATTTAGATTTTGTGAATCTTAAATATGCTTTTGATCATGATTCTAGATTTTTTTCTCAATTAATATCTGTAAAAAAATCTTTATTTGGATACTCAAACAAACAAGATTATCGTCTTATTGATAGAGATGATAGTAGAGATATATTAAATTCAACATTCATTTTTTCAGATAATAAATCACATAAAAATATAGTAGAGATAGGTTCTGCATGGGGAAATGTTTATTGATTGGTGCATGATCTTGTAGAACATGAGAAATGGATTTCAATTGATTTACCTTGTGTTTTAGATTTACAAAAATGGTATTTAAGTAATGAAATTTCTGATATAGATAAACTTGACTTTCAATCTGCACATAATTATAATGTGCCTGACAATATAGATTTAGTGATTGCAACCCATAGTTTAAGTCAGGTAACAGATGAGAGTTTTGATTTATATTATAATAAAATATTATCAAAAGCAAAATACATTTTCTATGCTACAAATCCTTGGTACATGGGTACTATGCCTCATACATTTTTAGCAGAAGCAATTTTGACAGACAGAGAGAAACAAATTGAAAAACAATTTGATGTAATCAAAAATTATGATATCGAAAGAATAACGACAAAAATGTATAGGAATAAAAATGACGCCATTTGATTTTCTGAATGAAATAAATCAAGGTAAAAAAGACCTGATGGTTGATGATATTGATCAGCAGGTTGAAAAACAATATAATCCTTTCATTATTAATCGTGGTCTATCGTATTTTCTTGACACTATTATGGATGCAAATGAGATGAATATTCGGCATCACCTTGACAAGAAACTACAAAACGCCTACTTACTAAATATCATAAGGAAGAAGAAACGATTCTCTAAATGGTACAAAGCAGAAAAATCTGAATTATTAGAAATCGTTATGGAATTTTATGGTTATAGTATTAAACGAGCAAAAGAAGTTTTACCCTTATTGACAACCGAAGATATAGAACAGATGAAGATAGTTTTAGATAAGGGCGGAATGAAAGGAGTGAAATGACTTATGGTGTTGACCAAATGATAGAGGTCACTATAAAGGAATCAGATGACTTCCTTAAAATCAAAGAGACACTAACTCGTATTGGTGTTGCATCACGCAAAGATAAGACATTATATCAGTCTTGTCATATTCTACACAAACAACAAAAATATTATATTGTGCATTTCAAGGAATTGTTTGCACTAGATGGTAAGCCTACAAATTTTTCAGAAAATGATATTGCAAGAAGAAATACGATTACAAATCTTTTAGCAGAATGGGAATTGCTTACAATAGTTGAGCCAGAAAAAACAAAAGATCCTGTTGTATCTCTTAACCAATTAAAAATACTTTCATTTTCAGAGAAAGAAGAGTGGATACTTACTCCCAAATATAACATTGGTAAAAAAACATAATGAGCATTGTAAAAATTCAACAGAAACTAGGAGTATTCTGTTTACATGATGATATTGAGATCCCATCATTGGCAACAGAAAAATCTGCATGTTTTGACCTTAAAGCATATCTTAAAAAAGATGCAAAACTTTTAGCATTCAATCAATATAATCACAAAAAAGAAGTTACACTCAAAGGTGATCATCTTGAAATGATACCTAAATGGAGATATTTAATATCTACAGGATTGATATTTGATATTCCTCCAGGATATTATATAAAAGTACATCCACGATCTGGTAATGCCTTAAAAAAGGGATTGGTCACTGCAAATAATACAGGTATTATAGATGAAGATTATGTAGAAGAATGTAATTGTATAATGATTAATTTATCAGATGATCCTTATATAATAGAACATGGTGATAGAATAGCACAAGCAGAACTTAGACAAACCGAATCATATGTGATAGGTCGTATTAATAATAGACCTTTACAAAAGACTGAAAGAGATGGTGGATTTGGATCCACAGGAACTTGACAAATCCGAAATTTGTGTTATAATTTATTATAAATAGAATTATAGTTGTTATGAGATGTGCCAATATTGGACATCTCTTATCGTGGCATATTGCCACACGGAGTTAGCCTATGCGTAACTCCAAAATTAATCTCGCTAATATAGGAGATAATTATGTTGAATCGAGAAATGGCTATAACATTCCCCAATAACATCCGAGATTTTGAAAGAGCATTCCAGACAAGTGTTGGATTAGACTCTTTATTCTCCCGTCTATTTGATGTTGATCCTGGTACTACAAGTTCAGGATACCCTCCATATAACATCAAAAAAACTGGTGAGTATGCATATCAAATTGAGATGGCACTCGCTGGATTCTCTAAAGACGAATTACAGGTAGAAGTGGCGGACGGCACACTTTCAATTAAGACCGTTCCCTCTGAAAAAGAGGAAGGAAATGACTTCCTTCATCGTGGAATTGCCAAGAGGCAATTTTCTCGCAGATTTACCCTATCCGACGATGTGGTCGTGAAGGGTGCAGACCTGTATAACGGGCTTCTTACTATTGACTTGGAAAGAGTAATTCCTGAGGAAAAGAAACCTCGTGAAATTCCAATCAATGATGGAGTGAAAGTTGTAGATCATAAAGTAGTATAACTTTTGGGGCGGTCTTCGGACCGCCTTTTTTAGGAGTATATTTGAAAAATTTTAACACACACAAACACACACATAAGGAGAAATTATGTCTAGTAATCCATTTGAACTACGTTTTAAACTCTTAGAAATGGCGCAAAATTATCTCAATGATAATTATGCTAGATCCGAAAATATGATGTATCAACTATGGGATGAAGCAAAGGCTCATGGTGATGCAAACATGAAATTATGGAAAGAACTTCAACCCGAATCATATACCATTGATGATATTAAGAAGAAAGCATCTGAATTGTATGAATTCGTAGAGAAGAAATAATTTTTCAAAAATTGGGAAGGAAATACTTATACATTTCCTTCCTTTTTGTTAACAAAAAAAAGTAGAAAATATGTTATCGTTTAATACATACATTACAGAGTCTAGTCTTTCCAGAATTATGACCCATGTAGAGAAAACAGAAAATTTTGGTGTAATGTCACCTTTTAGAAAAGAATTTTCTAATAAAGAAAATCTTGAGCGTTATAAAGAACTCAAAAAAATAGTCAGAGATAATGGTTATGGTTTTATTGAAATGAAAGGCGGTTATCAAGAAGAAGATGGATTTGTTAATGAAAAATCTTTATTTATTCCTAATATTAGACAAAAAGAAATGATAGAGTTGGGTAAGAAATATGACCAACATTCAGTAATTATAAAGGATAGACAAACCTTTGCAATGATAGGTACAAATAAAAGTGCAGGAATTGGTAAAGTATTAGATAAATTTGATGTGAAAGGAAGAAATATTACCATAGATGATGTTGGGAATAAATTTAAAGATTTCTTTTCTCGTCTACTGAAGGGTTCTCATAGAGGAAAAAAATTCTTATTTAAAATGCAAGAAAAAAATGAAACAAGTATGTATTATTATAAAAAACATGGGCCCCAATGGGTTACCATTTTAGAAGAGGATTAAATGAAACTGACAAAGAATTTTTCGTTAAAAGAAATGACATTTTCAGATACCGCTATTCGTAGAAACATACCTAATGAACCTACGATGGAAGAAGTTGTCAATTTAACAAATCTTTGTTGCTATATTCTTCAACCTGTCAGAGAGCATTTCGGTAAAGCAGTCCGTATTAACTCTGGTTTCAGGTCAGTTAAATTATGTGAAGCAGTGGGAAGTTCAAGTAAATCACAACATGCAAAAGGCCAAGCCGCCGATTTTGAGATCAATGGACTATCAAATAAAGAATTAGCGACATGGATTTATAAAAACTGTGATTTTGACCAGATTATACTAGAATTTCACGATCCAGAGGGCGATCCAAATAGTGGATGGGTCCATTGTTCGTACAGAAATGATGGGTCTAATCGCCATAATGGATTAATTATAAACGCAAAAACTAAAGGCAAGTATTTGCCATGGAAACCGTAAAAGCATTATTTTGGAAAATATATTTACAGGTTTTATTTTTAATAGGTGCATTTCAATCTAAGAAAACTTGGATTGACAAGCACATTCTTTTGTGCTATGATAAACTTGATCAAATTGGGAGTCCCTATCAATATAGATATACCAGATTTAATGCATGAGTTTTTATACTAACGTCCAAAATGTAAAAGGTCAAATCTTCTATCGTGGAATAGATGATAAAGGCCGACACTTCAAGCAAAAAGTAGACTACAACCCTTCCCTATACATCCCTTCAGCAAAAGAATCTAAATGGAAAACCCTTGAGGGTGAGAACGTATCCGAAGTTCCATGCGGTTCTATAAACGATGCAAAAGATTTTATTCGTAAATATGAAGGTGTAGATAACTTCAAGATTTATGGTAATACAAACTTTCATTATTGTTTTATTGCTGATAACTTTCCTGATACAATATATTATGATATCAATCAAATCAGTATTGCAAACATTGACATAGAGACTGGTTCAGAGAATGGTTTTCCTGATCCACAGATAGCATCAGAAGAAGTCATATCAATTACTGTAAAAGTCAAAGGTAAATTTTATTCATTTGGTTGTGGTGAATATACACCAAGTGATGAGAATGTGACATATGTACGATGTTCTAATGAAATTCACATGTTGCAAGAGTTTCTTTCGTTCTGGGAAAAACTTGATGTTGATATTGTGACTGGATGGAACGTAAAGTTTTTTGATATACCGTTTCTTGTCAATCGTATGAATAGGTTGTTTGATAAGCCTGAATATCAAAGATTGTCACCTTGGAAGTTTGTGAGTGAGAGAACAGTTAATCAAATGGGTTTCGGTGGTACACGAGAGCAACAAGCATTTGAATTGGTCGGTGCCGCCACGCTTGATTATCTTGATCTATATCGTAAATTTACATACACACAACAAGAAAATTACAGACTTGATCATATCGCACACGTAGAACTTGGTGAGCGTAAATTAGATTATTCAGAGTTTGACAATCTGCATCAGTTATATAAACAAGACTTTCAGAAATTCATGGACTACAACGTGAAAGACGTTGACCTTGTAGATAAACTTGAAGACAAATTGAAATTGATTGAGACCGCAGTTGTTCTTGCATATGATGCAAAAGTAAATTACACAGATGTCTTCACACAAGTAAGAATGTGGGACACTTTGATATATAATGAATTGCGTGGCAAAGGTATCGTACTTCCACCAAAGAAAAATACTTTCAAGGAAAATCCATACGAAGGTGCCTATGTGAAAGAACCAGAACCTGGTGCATACAACTGGGTTGTATCGTTTGACTTGAACAGTTTATACCCTCATTTGATTATGCAGTATAATGTATCACCTGAAACTATGGTTCTTGATTATCCGCCTCAGGCGGTAACAGTTGATAAATTGCTTGATGGTGAAATAGATACTTCTTATTGTCAGAGACAGAATTTGAGCATGGCCGCAAATGGTTATCATTTTCGCAGAGACATACAAGGATTTCTACCTGCTATGATGGAGCGTATGTACAATGAGAGATCCAAGTTTAAGAAGCAAATGCTTGAAACACAACAACTATACGAAAATGAAAAAAATCCATCCGAGCGAGTGAAACTATCAAAAGAAGTTGCAAGACTTGACAACATGCAGATGGCAAGAAAAATTCAACTGAATTCTGCTTATGGTGCTTTGGGTAATCAGTATTTTCGTTTCTTTGATGTGAGATGTGCAGAAGCAATTACGACTGGTGGTCAGTTATCCACCAAATGGGTTGAGCGAGATGTAAATGAATATCTAAACAAAATACTCAAAACAGAAGATAAGGATTATGTCATTGCATCCGATACAGACTCCATCTATGTTAATCTTGAAGACCTTGTGAAAAGTGTATTTGATGATACGAGTGACAAGACAAAGGTGATTGATTTTCTTGACAAGGTGTGTGATGGCAAAGTACAAGAATGTATTGACAGATCGTTCAATGGGTTACGTGAATACATGAATGCATATCAGCAGAAGATGTTCATGAAACGTGAGGTTCTTGCTGACAGAGCAATCTGGACTGGTAAGAAACATTATATCATTAATGTACATGACAGTGAAGGTGTGCGATTTGAGAAACCTAAAATCAAAGTCAAGGGACTTGAATCGGTTAAATCTTCAACACCTGCTATTGTGAGACAAAAACTTGCTGATGCATACAAAATTTTGATGAATGATACGGAAGATGATATGATTGCATTCGTTGAAAGTTTTAGAAATCAATTTGAGTCACTACCACCTGAAGATGTTGCGTTTCCTCGTTCTGTTAAAGGTATTGCAAAATATAGTGATGCAACAATGTTGTACAAAAAAGGAACACCAATACATGTAAAAGGCACGATTATACATAATAAATTATTAAAAGAACATAAACTTACGAGAAAATATCAGATTATCCAAGAGGGTGAAAAGATAAAATTTTCGTATCTTAAAACACCAAATCCAGTAGGTGATACAGTTGTGAGTATGGGTAACACATTGCCTGCAGAATTTGGATTACATGAATTTATTGACTACGATACGCAATTTGAGAAAACATTTCTTGATCCGTTGAAAGATATATTGAATTGTGTAGGTTGGGAATATGAAAAGAGATATACAATTGATAATTTTTTTGTTTAAGGAGTTGTAATGAGTTTTTTGACAGACATGATTAAGGAGACAGGAAATGAATATGCTGGATTGGTTTCTGATGGTGTTGAAGCAGGTGATGTTGAATCCTTTATTGATTCCGGTAGTTATGCTCTCAATGCTTTACTATCGGGAAGTATCTATGGTGGGCTTGCTGGGAACAAGATTACCGCCTTTGCTGGAGAATCGGCTACAGGAAAAACATTTTTTGTACTCGGTATTGTCAAACAATTTTTGTCAGATAATCCTGACGGTGGTGTTCTTTACTTTGAGTCTGAATCTGCAATAACGAAAGATATGATTGAGAGGAGAGGTATAGATTCTTCTCGCATGGTTATGTTGCCAGTTGCATCAATACAGGAGTTTGCACACCAATCAACAAAGATATTAGATAAATATCTTGCTGATCAAGAACGTAAGCCTATGATGATTTGTCTTGATAGTCTTGGTATGCTATCTACATCAAAAGAATTGACTGACATTGCTGATGGTAAAGAGACAAAAGACATGACACGAGCCGCCCTTGTAAAAGGTGCATTTAGAGTATTAACACTCAAAGCAGGTAAAGCAAAAGTTCCTATGCTTGTGACAAATCATACATATTCACAAGTAGGTGTAATGTTTCCTCAACAAGTGATGGGTGGTGGTACAGGGTTGTATTATGCCTCAAGCAATATTGTGTTTCTCTCAAAGAGAAAAGAAAAAGAAGGAACAGAAGTTATTGGTAATGTGATACATTGTAAGAATCACAAGTCTAGATTGACAGTGGAAAATAAAATGATAGATGCTCTTGTCACATATGACAAAGGTTTAGATAGATGGTATGGTATGCTTGAACTTGCAGAAGAAGCAGGTATTTTTACTAAAGTCTCTACTCGTTTTGAGTTACCAGACGGATCAAAAATGTTTGGTAAACAAATTATGCAACAACCTGAAAAATATTTTACAGAAGATGTCATGAAAAAAATTGATGAATTTTGTAAAGAAAAATTTTTATATGGAACGACAAGTGAAACAGTAGAAGAGAATGATGAAACCGTTTGAAATAAATTATGAAAAAATTAATTCTCATTATCACATTCAAAAAACAAAAGTTGAAGTATTTCGAGAAAATATTTTTGAAACTTATTATGGTAATACTGAATGGAAATTAGATTGTTTGATAGATAGAGCATTACAGGTCAAAACTGACAATATTGATGGTGATGTAGCAGAGGTTGGTGTTGCAAGAGGTGGCAGTGCTAAATTATTAGCAAGTATTTTTCAAGATAAAAAAATACATTTATATGATACATTTCAAGGTTTACCTCATGAAGATATTTTTAGTGGTAAAGTAATTGGTGATTTTTCCGAGCCTGAGTCAATTGCAAGAGAAACTTTATCTAAATTTGATAACGTTGAAATAAATGTAGGTGTTTTTCCAGATACAATAAATTTAGAAAATACAAATTATTATTCGTTTGTTCATTTGGATGCTGATACATATAAAAGCACAATGGATGGATTAATTTATTTTTATCCTAGAATGAATAAAGGCGGAATAATTTTAATAGATGATTATATGTTTGAAGAATTACCTGGTGTTACTCTAGCAGTTTTAGAATTTACTAGGGTACATAATATAAAATATTTAATACCTGAAAGATGGATGTGTCTGATTCAAAAAATTTAAAAGAATGGTACGAAATAGTGCCGAATCCACAGAATGATAATGATGAGCAACAAGCCTTCCGTATAACGAAAGGTAAGTTTCAAGATGTAATATACAAGTATAATAGATTTGGTGTTAACGAAGAACCAAACGATGATGGTACGTTGACATATAAATTTGAATATGATATACTTGAGATACCAGAAGAAATTGTCAATAAAAACTATGCTGATGAAGAAGGTATAGAATTTGAGCAACTTATTGGCGATATTCTTATTGAAGTCATACAAGAAAACATCGAAGTAAACGAAAGCGAGGATGGAAAGACTAGAAGATACGATTTTAAGGAACCTCTTATACAATGATGATTTTGTCAGAAAATCATTACCATATCTGAAGAATGATTATTTTCTTGAACACACAGATAAGATCTTGTTTGAGGAAATTGATAAATTTATTCAGAAATATAATATATCTCCAACAAAAGAATCTCTTGTAATAGAACTCAATGAGAATTCTAAATTACAAGAAGATCAGTTTAAGGGTCTTATAGAAAGGCTTAATAATTATGAGACAAATAAGAACGAGCAATCAGAAATAGAATGGCTTATTAACACTACAGAACAATTTTGTCAAGACAAAGCAATCTATAATGCAGTTCTAGAATCTATTTCAATTATTGATGGTCAAAAGAAAACAGAGAAAGATAAAGGCGCTATTCCAGCGATTTTATCTGATGCACTTGCAGTATGTTTTGATCCCAATATTGGACATGATTATATTGAAGATGCTGAAGCAAGATATGAATCCTATCATCAAATAGAACAAAGAATACCATTCGATTTAGAATATTTCAATAAAATTACAAATGGTGGTCTGCCAAACAAGACACTCAATGTTGCAATAGCAGGTACTGGTGTCGGTAAATCATTGTTCATGTGTCATATGGCGTCAAGTTGCCTATCTCAAGGAAACAATGTTTTGTATATCACACTTGAGATGGCGGAAGAAAAGATTGCAGAAAGAATTGATGCAAATTTAATGAACATTACACTTGATGATTTAAAGCAATTACCTAAAGATTTGTACGAAAGAAAAGTTGCAAGTATAAGTAAAGTGACAGACGGTAAATTAATTGTCAAAGAGTATCCGACTGCCGCCGCTAATACAAATCATTTTCGTAATTTATTGAGTGAATTGAAACTCAAAAGACAATTTGTTCCGCAGATTATTTTTGTTGATTATCTCAACATTTGTTCATCTGCAAGATTAAAGCAAGGAGCGAATGTGAATTCTTATACATTCATAAAATCCATTGCTGAAGAACTGCGTGGTATGGCAGTAGAATATGATGTGCCAATTGTATCGGCTACGCAGACCACTCGTTCAGGGTTTACGAGTACAGATGTCGGTCTTGAAGATACATCTGAATCGTTTGGTCTTCCTGCAACTGCTGACTTGATGTTTGCTTTGATATCTACTGAAGAACTTGAGAACCTTGGTCAAATGTTGGTGAAACAACTCAAGAATAGATATAATGATCCAACATCATCAAAAAGATTTGTGATAGGTATTGATCGTGCTAAAATGAAATTATATGATCTTGAAGAATCTGCACAAGATGATTTGATAGACAGAATGAATGATAAAAAGAACAAGAAGGGTAAATTTAATGCTCCATGGAAAGAAGATGACGATGAGCCATCATTCGATAAAGCGACTGGAGGAAAAATGAAATTTAAAAAAGAATTCGAGGAGTTTAATTTCTCATGATAAAAGTATCATCCGTAGATAATGAACCATTTTCTATGACTATAGAATATAAAAATCACAGTGTTATTTTGGTCGGATTACAGACCGGAGATGGGTATGATGGAGATTTAAAGGTATTTAAAGGTGATCTAGATGTATCTGAAAAAATAGGTGAATATGACATTTCAGGAGAAGGATTGAAAAAAATACTTGACACTATCGACACTTTTTGATAAAATAGTTACTGAGAGTGAGAGTTTCACTCTTTTTTGTAACTCTAATTAAAAAAGGTCTTATGCTCAAATATATTTTCATAATCCTTACTGCATTGTACTTTGGTATTCCATTTGCATATGAAAAAGCAATTGGTGCTGAAACTAAAGTTATTACTATGAATGGTAAACAATGGCTTGTTATAGTCGAACAAGGCAAAGAACCGATGCTAAAACCTCTTGAAAAACCGAGAGCAAAAAAACCGACTATAGTATCAACTGTAAAGAAGGAGCCGGAATGGCAACGTAAAACAGTTAAGGAATCAAAATTAGTACAAGTATGTGATGATCCTTTAGGGTGTGTCATGACACCTGAGGGTGATTGTCCTGATTGTAAAACTGAACTTGTCAAAGAAGAAACGGTAGAAGTTGTACAAAAATCAGATTTTACTGCTTTTAAAGAAAACGTCAAAGCACAAAATTCTTTGAATGAAAAAGTTAAAAATACTAAAACAAAATGGTATTTACAAACATATGACTGGATGAGAGATGTTGGTCATCCATCATATATCTGTTGGAAAGTCATGCTTACGTGTCAGCATAATGATCCAATTTCCATTCAAGACCTATATCTTGCCAAATTAAATGCATCAACATGTTCTGATTTTCAACATACATTTAATTTCACCAACCCAATATCATCCTGCCAAAAATCTACAATACTTAATCTTTAATAAACATAAATAGTTTGAAACGAGTTATGCAAAAATTATGCAGAGTTTCAAACAATTTATAAATGAAGAAAAGAACTTACATCTAGAACACATAGAAGATGAAGTTCTCAACAATGGAGTAGATGGCACACGGCAAGCAATAAACTTTCTCAGAGGTTTGAGAGATATGCTTGCTGGTTCATCAAAAAGCGGAAAGCAGGTTCGCATCACCGTAAAATGGGATGGTGCGCCTGCTATTTTTGCAGGAATTAATCCTGAAAATAATAAGTTTTTTGTTGGTACAAAAGGAGTTTTTGCAAAAACTGCAAAACTTAATTATACTCCGGAAGATATCGATAAAAATCATCCTGCTGAAGGGTTAAATAGAAAACTCAAATTAGCACTTGAGTATTTGCCTGAATTGGGTATACAAGATGTCGTACAAGGAGACATGATGTATAGTCAGGAAGATCTACAGGATGAAACGATTGATGGTGAAGAATATTTGATATTTAAACCAAATACTATTGTTTACGCAATACCTAAAAATAGTGATTTGGCTAAACAAATATCAATATCAAAAATGGGTATTGTATTTCATACTAGATATTCAGGTGATAGTTTACCCGAAATGGATGCCAATTTTGATATTGATGTTTCTCAAATGACACAAACACCGAATGTTTGGTTTAGGGATGCAGAATATGAAGATGTAAGTGGTACGGCATCTATGACTGAGAAAGAAACGGCACAAATAACAGGAATTCTATCGGGCGCTGGAAGATTATTTAGACAATTAAATCCGAATATACTTAAATATATTCAAAATCATAAGGACGTGAATATACAAATTAAAGCATACACAAATACGAAAATACGAGAAGGGCGTCCGATAGAAAACCCTGATGCACATGCAAGAGGATTGATAGTTTATCTGAAACAAAAATTTGAAAAGGAACTCAATAAATTAAAAACCGAAAAAGCAAGAATAAGAAAGCAACAGGCACAAAGAGAATTTTTGAAGTTTTTTCAAACAAACATAAGACAATTATCACAAATATTTGAAATGCAAAATATGTTAATTGCATGTAAAATATTGATATTGAGAAAATTAGAGCAGGTTAAAACATTGACAAAAACTTTTATTCAAGATGACGATGGTTTTAGAGTGACAAATCCAGAGGGGTTTGTTGCAGTAGATAAGTTAAAATCTGACCAGTATGTGAAACTGGTAGATCGTCTTGAATTTTCAAGACAAAATTTTAATGCCGCCAAAAACTGGTCAAAGGGAGCATAAATGTTAAAACAAGAAGAGCAATTGCTTGAAACACTTAATGGTAAAATGATCGATATCACTTTATCCGAAGGTGTAGATACACGATTAAGAAGATTAGCCACTCAAGGTCTTATTGCAAAAGATGAACTTGCGTTATTCACAAAACTCATAAAAGATCTTGATGATGGTAAATCACCTACGTTGCCACAACGTATGATGGTAATGAGAGTTTTTGACAAACTTCTGAAACTCATAATGGATAATAAAGAAGTGTATCAGAGAGTTTTGCAGACTGTTAAAAAGGATAAAAAAGTGAAAAAAGAAGCATTCGAAGCCACACATACTATCGTTGAACACAACGGAAAAAGATTTGTCATTGACGAAAATGAGCAATTAGTTCCTTATAATGGATAATAAATATTCATATGCGACTTAAAGATTTACACGAAAAACTAGATGGAAGAACCGCAGTTTTCACATTTGGTAGAATGAATCCTCCTACTATTGGACACGAAAAACTTCTTAATAAGTTGAAAAATGTCGCTAGTAAAAGTTCTGCTGATTGGTTCGTATATTTAAGTTCAAGTCAAGATGCCAAAAAGAATCCACTACCTTTTGAGCGTAAAATTCACTATGCCAGAAAGATGTTTGGTAGAGATGTGAATGCAAGAACCTTTCCTAAAGAGCCCACCGTACTCCATGCCGCTTCATCTCTTTACGGTAAAGGTTATAAAAAATTAATTATGGTTGTAGGGTCAGATAGAATAAATGATTTCAGCAAACTCCTCAAGCAATATAACAATCAAGATAAACCTCATGGATTTTATAATTTCGATTCGATTGATGTTGTGTCAGCAGGTGAGAGAGATCCTGATGCCGAAGGTGTATCAGGTATGTCAGCATCAAAGTTGAGAGGATTTGCAGTTCAAGGTAAATATGATGAGTTTGCGAAAGGGTTGCCAGGGTTGAATGATAAAGATGCAAAATCATTATTTAATGAAATACGAAAAGGATTAAAATTACAAGCAATATCTGAAAAAATCAAAGTGCAAAAAGAAATTATACCAGAAAAGGTTACTATGAAATTATCTACATTCAGAAATATTTTTAAGAGAGAAAAAATAGATGAAGATATTATGGATGTATTAAAGAAAAAGGCAGAGGTTTCCGGTATTTCTTTACAAATATTAAAATCAATTTATGAAAAAGCAGTAAAGCAATATAAACTTGGACATGAAATAGGACAGGTGAAAGAGCAATATGCTATGCAAAAAGTGAATGTACATCTTCTTAAAAATAAAAATATAGACAATACAAATGAGCAATTTAAGGAATGGATGAAGATGACTGATTTTGCAGTTGTAGATGAGGCAACTGATGTTGTTGTGAGTACACCAACAGGAAGATATCAAACAAAAACAGATAGTGTGACAAAAACGAAGCAAAAAGAAAAAACGAGATTTAGATCATCTGCTGATAGAAATAGTGTAACAGTAAAACGAGCAACTTCAAGAGACAAACGATATACTGATCAAGAACCTGTACAACCTGTACAAGAAATGATGTCTAGACCTCATGTATTTGTAGGTATTAAAGATACGGATCCTCGGTCTAATCTACGCCCTAGTGTTAGTTATAAACCAGGTAAGTCGGACGATTTAGTATTAATCAAACCTGTGGAAACAGATTTTTTTAACGAGAACTTAAAAGAACTTATTAATTCACCTTATGATTTTTTAGAAGAACTTAAATTGCATACTAATTTTCCAATATTGATAAAAGATAAAGGTGCTGAAAAGAAAATGGTAGATGCCATCGTAAAGAAAAAATCATTTACGACTTCAGGTTATTATGGCGACAAAGTTTATGCAGTTGGCACAAATGAAAATAGTTTGAGAAAAGCATTAGAAAATTCTAAAATGTACGAAAGTCTTGATGAAGCAACTGGTAATGAAATTAAAAAGTACATGAAATCAAAATGGAATACTGATGTAAGAGCATCTAAAGTTGGTACTGGTAAGTCTATGAGGGTGGTAGGTAAGATTCCTAATGATTTTAGAGCATTTGTTATTAAGAAGTTTGAGCCCAATGCAAAAATTATGGATAAGAACAATATTGATTATGGAAACATAAGAGGTAATTATGTTTCACTTAGAGTTGGTGAATGGGATGAGTTATTGAAAGAGGATATTCAAGAAAAAGCAGTATCAAAACAACAACAAAAATTCTTTGGTCTTGTCAGAGCAATTCAAAAAGGTAAAGCAAGTGGATCTCCTGAAGCAGAGAAGACCGCACGAGATATGAGTAAGAAAGATGTGAAAGATTTTGCCAGCACAAAGCATAAAGGTTTACCGAAAAAGGTTCAACAAGAAGGAAAATTACTCAAAAGAATTAAAGAGTTGAAAAATAATACTGTTTCTGAAGAATGGGAATTTGATGCAAATACACTTCTTCAACAATTGGGTGGTAATAAATTTATGGTTATGACTGGTGCTAAAAATCTCATGGTTGACAAAGAAGAAAAATCTTTACATATGAGAATAGGTAAAAACTCAAAAGGTATCAATCATCTTAAAATAACATATATGCCAGATGACACTTATACTATGGATTTTGGACGAATTAGAAAACTCGACTATAAAGTGGTTCGTTCAGTTAAAAGCGTGTATGCAGAGGCATTACAGGATGTTTTCACAGAAGTAACTGGAATGTATACCAGTTTATAGGAGAAACAATGTTAAATACACTTCATGACGGACCATTTACTCAGATGAAAGAACAGGGAGATATCCATGTTCATCATTATCAAAAGGGAGAAAATCCTGACGATAAAAAGAAAAAAGAGAAAGAATCCAAAGCCAATGGTAACGGAAACGGCAATGGTGCTCCTGCAAACGGAAACGGCAATGGTGCTCCTGTAGAAGCAGAGGCGGCTCCTCCCCCTCCTGAGGATAAGGGTAATCCATTGGCTAAATTTTCAAAAGACGAAGTGAAGCGTATTAGAGATATTCTTAAAAAAGATAAAGAGGAAAAAGAACCAGAGAAAAAATTATCAAATAAAAAAGATAAGGTCAATACTAAACCTAAAATGAAAGATACCGAAGTAAAAGAAATGTCCGCTGACCTAGCATACAGAGCAATGGATAAAGCGGATAAGAAAAGTAGAGGGGAAATGTCAGTGATGGATCCCAAAAGAGCAAGAAAAAAAGCAAGACAATCACGAAAATTTGCTGATTATTCTATCAAGAAAACTCTTAAAGGTGAAGAGTTTGAATATGCACATAATCAAGCACTTGAAGAAAATGCTAAAAGAGATATAATGGCTTTTGGTGCAAAACTTAAAGGGTATTCCGATAGAAGTGGCGGTATTGATAAAGACTATTTTAACAAAATTGCAAATACTGCATTAAGTGGTCGTATGCCTGATAAAAGAGATATTGATGGTGATACAGATCCAAGAGATTTTGTATTAGATATGATGAATCGTACATTTCCAAAAGCAACAATGCAAAACTATGCAGGAATTTCTCCATCACTTGATCAATATTTACGATCAACAACAGGTGTAAAAACACACGTTAGTCAAAATCTTAAAAGAAGTGTAACAGTTCCTGAAGAAGTTGAATTAGACGAAGTAGAATCAGACTATGCAAAAGAAATAGAAGCATTTAAAGCACAAGGAGGAAAGATTAAAAAATTACCTCCAGGAAAAAAATTTAAAAGTAAATTTAGTAAAGTAAAAGGTCCGAAAAAACTTCCAATACAAGCAGAAGATGCTGAAATTGAAGAAAATGTAGCATACCTGAAAAATAAAGAAGGACACGTTTTTCATATTTCAAAAAGAGATAAAAAAGGTGATGCTTATTCAATGCATGTAGCCGATTCAAGTGGAAAGAAAGTTAAGGATTGGGGTTCACATCCTTCTCTAAGTGGAGCAAAGAAATTTGCAAGTAAACGAGGATTTACAGAAGAGGTTGATTTTGAGGAAGCCTATACAATGCATAAAGGAATGAAAATAAAAAATGTTCCACGTTCAGCAGGTAAAGATGCAGTAGAATATAATAAAAAAAGAAGAGAAGCACAAAGAAAAAGAGCAGGTCTTGATGAAGCAAAAAAACCAAACCTGACAGCCGGAATGGAATGTCAGGAATGTGGTAAGAAATTTCGTGCTAAACTTTCTACATTACAATATGGAAAGACAAAATGTCCAAAATGTAAAAGCACCGATTTGGATTTTGCATTTGGTGCAAAAAATGAGAGTAGTGTAAATGGTATTGTTGAGGGATATCAAAAAGCAGTATTGCTCAGTTTGGATGATGCAGGAATTGACGGACATTTTGATAGGGATAAAGTGGTTGTTGCAAAGAGAGATGTAGAAAGAGCCAAAGAAGTTTTGGATAATGACCCAGATATAAGGAGAACTCCAAAGATTGTTGGGGAAGAAGTTGAAACTGTTTATGAAGCAAGAAAATCTGATTATCAAATCTATCATAAAGATTTCTCTTCTGCTATGCAACATGCATATGCAGTTGCAAAGAAAAGGGGATATACAGTCGATCCACAAGAGATTGACAACAAAGTTGCAACAGGTCCAAGAAAACCTTCTAGCGGTAAAACAAATCGTTATATCCTAGGTACGGACAAGAAGCAAAACTTACATGTCCAGGTTGCAAACCTAGATAACAAACGATACGAACTCAATATGTATATTGAGGAAGTAATTCCAGAGGAGACTAAAATGATTCCAACAAATGAGAAAAAATTGGATCCTGTCGGTCAAGAAGATGGTGATGTTGATAATGATGGTGACAAGGATTCATCTGATGATTATCTTATGAAACGCAGAAATGCAGTTAAAAAAGCAATGGGTAAGCGTAAGACAGGTATGAAAGAAGAGCATCAACTCAATACGATGACTGATGGTGCTTTCACAACTGCCGATATGCTTGCACAAACATATCTTTCTATGTCTCGTGATGAGCAAATTCAAGTGACGGAAGTTACTAATGAAGATCTTAAAAAAGAAAATATTGACGAAGTTGAATCCGCATATGCGAAACAAATTGCTGACTATAAAGCCAAAGGTGGAACAGTTAAGAAATATACTGGTCCTAACATGAAAAATGTCAAGAGAGCAACTTCAGGTTTTAAGAAAAAACTTGCAAAGACTAATAAAATCGTTGCTCAGGAACTTGAAAAAGTGAAAGCGGAAAAAGAGGCTAATAAGCAACAGGATGAGGCTTGGAAAAAAGGGACTTATCATGTAAAAGATGCAGATGGTAAAATACATGGCACATATAAATCCGGAAAACATGCTTCTAAAGCAATGCATAAACTCATGGATAAAGGTGGTCATAAAGAATTAGAAGTATCAAGGGCTAATGAAGAAGTCTCAAAGAATGTCGGCAAATTAAATAAAGTTCTGGAGAATAGAAAACTTGAGCGTAATAAAGTTGTTGTGGATGGTCAAGGTGGTGCAGGTGAAGTAGGTACTGACGAACTTACAAAAAAATATCAGGAAGTTACGCCAGGACAACCAAAAGAGTTGATCAGAGAAAGTTCAGTTGTTATTAATAGTCAAGATATGTTTAAGAGATTTGAGGACATGGTGAGTTATATGATGGGTATTTCTGTAACACATCCTGAAAGTTTTCAGATGTTTCCGATTGGTGAATCTGGTAAAATGAGATTAGAATATGAACATGGACCTCTTGCTACAATTTGTGAAACAGATGTTATCAATTTCTTTGGACCAAACGTTGACATGGAACAATTTGTAGAAATGGTTAAAGAATTTGGTGTAAATGTCACAACGGCAGATAATTCTTTTGTTGTAGGAGACACACCAGGTACTGAAGGTATAGTCAAAGAAATTACACCTGGACAATATGCCGAAGAGTATGCAAAAAAGTATACCACAGGAGGCATGATGGATCAAATGAGAGCAAATATTGAAGAACTTGCTAAGAGAATTTGATCAACCACAAATTTATTGCGATATGGACATGGTGTTAGTCGATTTCTTAGGAGGAGCGGCCAATGCTCTTGGTGTTGATTTTCGTGAAGCTAATAGAAAAACACGTTGGTCTATTTTAGATAATCAACCTGATTTCTTTTTCAATCTTCCACCAATGCCAGATTATAAAGTCTTGTGGAATTTTATACGAAAATTTGATCCATACATATTGACAGCCGCCCCAAATTCTAGTTTTGAGAAGGCGTCAATAGATAAAAAGAAATGGTGTAAAAAATATCTTAAAATAGATGAGTCAAGAGTATATACAGTGCAGAGACAGGATAAAAAACACTTTGCAATTGACGGAAGAGATGGTCGAGCAAATATATTGATTGATGACCATCCAAAAAATGTTAAAGAATGGAGAGATAATGGTGGTATAGGTGTCTTACATACACCTTTTAATGCAAAAAATTCTGTTAAACAATTAATTAATATTGGATTTGGGAGATGATATGGCAAAAGCCAAAAAAACAGAAGTAAAGTCCGCAACTATTGAGGATGTAGCTCCAGCACCTAAGCCTGCTCCAGCACCTAAGCCTGCTTCAAAAGTTGTGACTAATACAGAATGGTCAGAAAAAGGTTTCAAATCACCAGAAGCCTATGAAAAATATAAGAGTAAATTTAACTAAGAGGAGAAACTATGTCTTGGGGAGTTATAGACAATAATGCAAGTAAACCTGCGTATCTAAGTTCAGATACTAATGCACCACAAGGAGATCAAAAAGATAACTGCTTTGGTGTAAATGCAACCGAAGTTGCCGTTGCAACAGAAGACGGTAAAGGTTGTATTTCACAAGGTTTTGTTGCAAAAAGAACAAAAACACGATATGCTGAAGGTACTTCAACGGCAACGACACACTCATACTTTGAACCATTAGTATGTGTTAATATTACAAGTGGAGACTTGGAAGACGATGTATTTCTTGATTCTTAATTTTTAACTTTATTATGGAGACATGATGAATGACAATATTTCGTTATTAAAAACGATTGAAAAAACCTATACAAATAATGAATTGATTGAAATTTTAGTTTATAAGAAGAACGAAGTTGATGCCTTATTTCAAGAACAGTCTTTGGAATTAGATCGCATTGGCCGTGAGAAAGATGAACTAAATAAATTAGAAGAAAATGTTCGTTATGAACTTAGTGGATTACATGGTGCTAGAACGGTTCTAGACCAACTTATAAACGACAATAGTGTGAAGACAAAACAAGAAAACGAGGAACAGTAAAACATCCCTTTTACTGTTCTTTTATAGTATGAACAGTCTTGGTTGAGTCCCAACACTCTTAGGAGTAACAATGGCTGATAAGAAAATGACGGCCCTTACGGATCTGTCCACAGGTATCGCTTCCGCTGATATCTTACATGTGGTTGATGATCCTAGTGGCAGTCCAGTAAATAAAAGAGTTTCGGTTTTCAATTTGTTTGGAAACTTAAATCACGTAACCGACTCTGGTGATAGTTCTGGTAGAACTTTTGTTGCCGCAACTCAAAACGTAGGAAATGATGCCACATCTGGTGATACAATTCCTTTAAGTTCGCATACAAATTTTATCAAAACATCGTCTAGTGCAAGAACAGTTCAATTTCTATATGGATCAAAATTCTCTGCAAACGTTCAGGGCGCTTATGCTAATGTAACCGGAGTTGTAGCAGGATCAATTATTCATGTAGACATTACTAATGGTGCGGCACCTAGTTCTATTAATACTGCATGGTCTTCAGGTACTGCAAGAGCATATGGTATGAAAATTCAATTTAGTGATTCTAATAGTACGACACGATCTATGAAACCTGATGCGTTTATCTGTTTAGATGATGAGCATGGCTCAACTGCAAATCGTTCACCTGGTGCTTATCCAGTTCAGTATTTGTTTGAGTTAGGTTCTAATGCATCTGGTTATGTATCTATGACTAATGCAGGAAATACCGAAGTGAATGCTCATCAGACAGGAAACAATAATATTATGGTTTCCGCTAATTGTGCTGATACAGCCGCCGATACCAGAGTAAGATGTAAAATTAATGGTACCGATTATTGGTTACTAGCAACATCGAATACCACTATAGATAACGTATAAAGGTATTCGTATCATAAAGTAGGACTATGGCAGATAAACGCATATCAGGTCTTACTGCAATGACCACTATCAGCAAGGATGATATCCTGCTGGTAGTGGATGATCCTGCAGGAACACCTACAAATAAAAAAGTCTCAATTGAAAAATTCTTTGCTAATGTAGAACCTCAAATAGTTTTTGCTAATGTTACGGCGGCTTCAAATTCAACTGCTAGTAGTGTGACATTTAGAGGTGGAATAGGCGTTTCTAAAAATATAATAGTTGATGGTAACGTAACAGTAAATGGTGTTTTTACATTAGCTGGAAATGGAGCAATTACAAATCTTAGTTCAGATATAACTCCAGATACGACAATTACATATGACTTAGGTAATTCTATTGCATCATGGAAAGATGTGTATGTTCAAAAAATTGTTGGACATTCTGGTGCAATTGAGGTGGATGCTAATGCGACATTTTCGGCAAATTTGACAACGACAGGAGCAAATGTATATGTCAATGGAACAGATTTAACAGTTGATGCAAATACAACATTTAAAGCAAATTTAATAGTACATTCTGATACAACAAATACTGTAATAAATTCTGGCAATACGCATATAACAAGTAATACTTTACTTGCAGGAACAAATACAGTCATATCATCGAATCTCTCATCGTCTGCCAATTTAACACAAACTGGTATTTTGAGTTTGTTTAATGGGGCAAATTTAACTTCAAATGCTAATGCGACATTTTTTGGAAATGTGTCTCTTGGTGTCACATCTGGTGGAGGTAATCCAAAAGGCACAGATACGGTATTATTAAAAATTGATGCTGGAAATACATTTTCATCTTCTAATACTACTTTAGAGGGTACTAATACTGTCATATCTTCAAACGTCACGATGAGTGGTGCAAATGTTAATATCACAGGTTCAAATAATTATATTACTGCTAATACCACATTAACCGCAAATCTTAATATAACAGGTGCGAATGTTTATATATCTCCTACTGGAGTTGCAAATGTTTATATAAAAGGTAATATAACAACAACGGGTAATACTGCACTTGGAGACGATTTATCAGTTGCTGGTAATGTAAATGTTACAGATACTACAGATTCAGAAACTAATACAACAGGATCAATTGTTACTGCAGGTGGTGTTGGAATTGCAAAAAGTTTATGGGTTGGAGAAAATGTAAATATTCATGGAAACCTTCATGCTAATGGTAATATAACTGCTGATGGTGGAACTATTACTTTAGGAAGTGATGACACAGATACCGTTTCTTTTGGTGCAGATGTGGGTTCTCATATTATTCCTGACACAGATTCGACATATGATTTAGGTACTACCGCAAAACGATTTAGAAACATTTGGCTTGATGATGCGGTTGCCACAGGAAATGTAAATGCAAGTGGTGATATAACTGCTACTGGAAATGTATCTGGATTATTTGGTAATTTTACTGATAATGTAAAAATATCTACAGACAAATCTTTACAATTAAGAGATGATACAGAATATATTCATTCAAATGCTGATGGTGAAATTTCAGTTATATCTGGATCTAAAGTCACAATTACAACAACATCATTGAACACATCTGCAAATACGACACTTGCAGGTGAAACTGCAAACGTTACTGCAAATCTTTTTATTTCTGGAGCGAACACTAAAATTAGTTCCGCCAATACTACATTAGATGGTACAAAAACTACAATTGAAGGAGACGATTTAGTAGTCACTGCAAATACAGCATTGCCAGCGTTTACATCAAATACTATATTAGTAACGACATCTGCGAATACAAATCTTGATGGTTCAGTAAATATCTCAGGTAATGTTGAAATGTTACATACTGTAAATGTAGCGGCTAATACATTTATTGGTGGACATGCAAATGTAAGAGGCACAAGTGAAGTTGCCGGTAATGTTGTCATGGGATCCACGAGTGCAGGTTCAAAAGTTACTATTCACGCTAATAATAATTTAATTATTAATTCGAATAATGAAAATGAATTTATTAAACTTGACACAAAGAGAACTGAATTATATTCGAATGTAAACTTAGATATTGCTAAACATATACTCGCTGGAAATGGTGTATATGTTCAGGATGGCACTTCTGTTGTTTTTGGTGGTCAATTGTCAATAAATGACACAATATCAACTGAAGGCTTGTTGTTATTAGAAGATGGTACTGCATATGATAGTGGAACTGATGATGGCGCCTTTATATTAGAAGATGGTGGTACTGATAGAATAGGAAGTAATTCTACAGGAATGATTATTGGCGGAGATATGATACTTGACAATTCAGAAATATCTTCTGCTAATGGTGTTATAAGTCTTGGAACTTATAATGGTCTTGCAAATGGTGTTATTAGAGTAAGTGATGCATATAATTTACCAAATACTGCAGGTGCTAATGGTCAATTTTTAAGATTGTTACATGGTAATATTGTGTTCTCATCTGGCTCAGGTACAAATATGACTGATCTACATCAAGATTTAACACCACAATTAGGCGGTAAGTTAGATACTGATGACTATATCATTACAAATGATGCACAAGCAAATGTAGTTATTCATGGAAATACAAGTGTATCATCAAGTGCAGGGGTTAAATTAGGAAGTCATCCTACTCTTTATACTTTTGTAAAAGACACTAATGGTAGATTAGGTGTTAATACCATAGATCCAGGCCATTCTCTTGAAGTTATTGGTACTTTTAGAGCCTCCAATGATGGAGAGTTCAGTGAAGATTTAGATATAACATCACATAATGGAATAGATATAGGTTTAAAATTGGCTGGTACTCTTATTACATCTACCGCAGCCGAAATTAATACACTAGATGGTTTTACAGGTGATGTAGCAGATCTTAATAAATTATCAGGAACTTCTGATACACTAGCCCCTGCTGACCTTAATGCAGTAGAAAATTTTGAAGAAACTGTTAGTGCAAGTTATGATACTGAAACGAGTATTGGTACATTAACTGTTAACGATGGTAATATTAGTCTTGATGTTGCTAGTCACGATCATGCTACTTATGGTTTAAAATTAGGAGGCTCACTTGTAACATCATCTGCTGATGAGTTGAATATACTCGATGGATGTTTAGCAGATGTAACCGAATTAAATAGATTACAAATTGTTAGCTTAGGACAAACCCAGGTTTCGAGATTTTTACACACAGATGATGAAAATAGAGTTGATTTTACTGCACTTGACGAAACAAAACCTGGACAGATTACGGTAGCAAATGTAGTTGTAACTGGTACCACGACATCCTCTTCAAATACAACAGGAGCTTTAAAAGTAACTGGTGGTGCAGGAATTGCAAAGAGTGTAAACATTGGTCAAAAATTAACAGTTTATGGTAATACAACTTTCAATTCAAATGTCACAATTGCCGCAAGTGTTACTGATAACAGAATATTTTATGATAATACGACTGATGATTTAAACTTAAAATTAAGAGTTGTCAGTTTTGGAACAACAAGTACGACTACAACTGATATTGGTGAGGATGCAAATAATGTTCTTGTTTTTGGAAATGGAGTTGCACCTTCAACAGTTCCTGAAGGACAAGCATATCTATATGCCAGAAATGTATCCGGAGGTGCGGATGATGGACTAACTCACTTATTCACAAAAGATGAAGGTGGCAATGAAACTCAATTAGGACCGCATAATAAAGATAACGAATGGGAGTTTTATTCACGCAATACTAAAACTGGTAAAGTTACAAGAATAAATATGGAACGAATGATACGTAAATTAGAAGAATTTACAGGAGAAACTTTTATTGAAAATGAATAATATGGAGCATTATGGATAAAGAGCATGTTGAAAATGAAGTTGAAAGATTGACAAAAGATAAAATTCAAATTGAAACATCGATTGTCACATATGAGAAAGAATTGGCGAAGTTAAAGGCACAGAATGATATGTTAACAGGTGCCTTACAAACTTGTAATTATTTTTTATCTCAATATGAAGAAGTAAAAGAAGAAACTGATAGTGTTTGAAAATTTAAATGAAGATAATTTTATATTATATGCGATGAAATATTATGAAAATACACAATGTTTAAGCGAGGTGGAATTTCATAATGATTTAAAAATTATAAAATATATTAAAAGATTATTGAATAGATATTCGAAGACAGGTAAGATAAAGGAAAGATTAATGCTTAATCATTTAATTATGCTATCAAATGTTTTTCCTATTCCAGTGTTGGTAAGAATATTATTTTTGAAGATACCTGAAGATTATTGGAAAGAATTGAAAACGTTTTTGATTTTTTTGAAATATATGCCAGAAGTGATTTCAAGTATTAATCAAAGAACTATTATTAGTTCAGATATAGGTGTTGATTTGTACATAGCAGAGAAACTAAGGAAAATTTAATGTCTCTATTAAAGTCAGCAGGAAACATATATTTTGCTTATCAATTTTTAACGAAATTGACAACTCCATTTGAAAAGACCGAGGCATATAAATTAGGTATAATAGATGAAAAAGGCAAAGTTTTAAAGAAACGAAGCAAACTCAAAAGTCAAGAAGAGAGAGATGCATACACGATAACAGATACTATGATCTTTAATCTTAAAAAACTATTAGGTAAAGTGCCTGGTGGTAAAACAAGGTTTGCAACATTTGCCGCCGCATTATTTTTACTTAAAGAAGATTTAACTTATAGACATTATCAAGATCAGAGTTTTTTACAAGAAGAATTTTTCAAGTTTATGAAAACAGATGAAAAAAATGTACAAATGGTGAGAGAACAGATTACATTAAGAGAAAAATATCTTGAAGAGTTAGATGCAGGCAGTGGTAATATAGCAAGTATTGGTGTAGGACCAGATGGTGAACCTCCAGGTATTACGGCGGCACAAAAAAAGAAAAAAAGAGAAAAATTTGCAGGGGCAGAGGTTTTCACAGTTGACCCAAATGTATTCATGAAAGCAAGATTTGGTAAAAAGAAATATGCAAAATATGAGAATTATGTAGGTAATGATGAAGTAGGTGAAGAGATAAGACAATACGGTAGAGCAAATCCAAGTAAACCTATCATAATTAAAGATAGTTTAACTGGGGCCATGCTTTATCTTAAATACGGAAAAGATAATGCAAGGATTCAAAACTTTTATTAAAAACAGTAAAAAAAGAACAGTTGGCAATTCAACTTTGGAATACTCTACTGGTGCTTTACCGCCAATAGACGGAAAATGTCCAGACGGATTTACTATGCACAATGAATTAGGAGGTTGTGTGCCAGCAGGACCAGAATTGCATGATATGAGTATGCCTGAAGTAGGTGACTCATATCCTGCTGGGACCCCGAAAAATGTTTAGGAGTTAAATGGCAGTTATAAGACAAAATTTAGAATTATTATCACCTGACGAAGGTGATGCTGATGGTTCTAGACAAAATAAAATTACGTTCTATGGTTTTAAAAGTGGTGATGCCGATTTCAATGATGTCACAAGTGGTATTGGGCCTACAACTCAAGCAACAGGAACTGGATTAAACGATGCAACATTTGGAGGATCTTATACGGGCAGTTCGACAAAAACTTATCAAGTAAAAATTACAGCCGTTGGAACTCCAGATTCTTTTCAATATAGTGATGACGGAGGATCTACTTTTAATGGGGTAAACATAGAGATAAGAAGTGATGGTGTTCAAGCATTAGCCGAGGGTGTTACAATTATTTTTGGAGCAACAACAGGACATACGTTAAATGATGTATGGGAATCAACAGTTATTGTTCCTCTCACAACTTTAACTGCTCCACACAAAATGGCTGAAATTGAAGTAAATCATCCAGGAACAAGTGCCGATGTAAAAGGTAGATTGATTTTACGGTCAAATGATGGCGGACAGATAGGAAGTGTGTCAATTCATGCCGCCGTTGGATCTCCAGCAACTGGAGATATTACAACAAGTGGCGATTATACAGGAGGTCCATCACCTGTCACTTATTATATCAAAACAACAGATATAACATCCACACCTCACAAGTGGGCATGGAGCACAAATAATTTAAATTATAGTGATGATATTGACATGGCAACAAGTGCTACGGCTGTAGAAAAAGGTATATCTATTGCATGGACAGGAACAACTGCAGGTGATGCTGTTGGTGATATTTATAAGTTTTCAGTTGGGCAAGATAACGTGCAATTACATGCAAATGGAGACATGGTCGTTTCTGATAAAGTAGTTTCAGAAGGTGGTCATTATGTGCCTAAAATTTTCGATGTGAGTGGAACTCTACTTAATACATATTCGTAATGACTGATTTTAAACAGAATGGAGAAATAAATGTCTGAAAGAGGTATTAAAGAAACAAAAGAAGTTTTGGCTTTTGTTTTCAGTCTTGGTAATGCGATAAAAGTTAGTTTGTCTGATGGAGATTTTGATTTTTGGGATGCCAAAAATTTTGTAGAGCCTTTAAAAAAAATTGCTCCTGCAGTAGAAAATATTGATGAAGTTCTTCCAGAATTAGAAGATTTGTCCTTGGATGAGGTTATGGAATTAACTAAATATTCTATGACAGAGTTGGGTTTAGGGGGAAATATCGATATAGATGCTGAGGTCGAAGCCGCCGCAGAAACAGTACAAAATGCTATTACCATGGGTAAAAGTTTATTAAAAATAGTCAATGGCATCGGATAATTAATGGAACACGAGAATTTGGTACAAATGATTATAACGCCTATGATAGTGGCTATCATTGCTATGATAGGTTGGAGTCTTGCTTCTGTTATAGAATTAAAAGAAGAAGTGGCTCAGGTTAAATCAGAAGTAAAATATATTTCAAAGCAAGTTGATTTGTTGCGAGATCAGCTTGCTTTGGTATATGATGTGGAAATGTATGCAAAACAATGATCTTGTGAAATTAGCACTATCTCTTAAAAAAAAGACAAAGACAAGAGATCTGGTTCCTCTTTATGAATTTGCTAAAAAAAATAATATAAAAGAAGAAGAACTTATAACTGTAATCAAACAGGTTGGGATATAATTTGACATTTTGAACTTTTTGTTATATAATATAGTTATTTTCAACCCTTTCATTTTATATTATGAGTATCTACATTGATCAAAAATTCATCAATTTACTCTCAGGACAATTAGAACGATTTACACGCAAAAGAGATGATCTGTATAATTTCAGATGTCCTATCTGTGGTGATTCACAAAAGAAAAAACATAAAGCGAGAGGCTATGTCTATCGTAAAGAAAATCTTTTGTTTTATCGATGTCATAATTGTTCTGCGAGTATGAGTCTTGCCAATCTTATCAAGCAAATAAATCCTACCTTACATAAACAATATGTTCTTGAAAGTTATACAAATAATGCTTCTACGTTTTCTCCAGTAGAAAAACCTGAATTCAAGTTTGAGCCACCTAAATTTTCTGATAGTCTTTCACCTTTACAAAAATTGAAGTCAATCAATTTACTTAATGACGAGCATTATTGTAAAGAGTATGTGAATAAGAGAGGCATACCGAAAGAGCATCATAGAAATTTATTCTATACAGAAAATTTTAAGACTTTTGTTCAAGGTCTTGAAATCTCCGATGTTGATATATATAAGCATCTTTATGAAGAGCCGAGGTTAGTGATTCCTTTCTTTGATAAATCACGGAAGATGTTTGCCGTTCAAGGACGAGCCCTAGGTCAATCGGACCTGAGATATATTACTGTAAGAATTGATGAACAATACCCTAAAATATATGGTCTTGATAGAGTTGATATAAGTAAGCCAATTTATGTAGTCGAAGGTCCGATTGACTCCTTGTTCATAGATAATTGTATTGCGGTTGCAGGTGGTGATTTAGTTTCAGCAATAAAACATTTCATTAATCAAGAACTGATATTTGTTTACGATAATGAAAGAAGAAATCGTGAGACAATCAAAAAGATGGAAGCAACAATTGAGAGACACCATAAAATAGTAATTTGGCCTCGGTACATAGAGCATAAAGATATTAATGATATGATTTTGAGTGGAATAGATGTTATAAATGAGTTAAAAAATAATGTCTATTCTGGTCTAATTGCGAAAACAAAAATGTTGGAATTTAAAATATGAAAATACATAAGCATGGTTTTGTGAAGTTATTAGAAGTGATGGGTAATGATGAGGAAGTTGAAAATGCCGCCCGAATTAGTTACGGTGAAGGTACACGGAAGGTTAACCAAACAAGAAACCTAATTCGTTATTTGATGAGACACAAACATACATCACCATTTGAGATGTGCGAAGTGAAGTTTCATATTAAACTACCAATATTCGTGATGAGACAACTTGTTAGACATAGGACTGCTAACATAAACGAATACTCTGGTCGGTACTCATTAATGAGTGATGAATTTTATTTGCCTGCTGAAGCCGATGTACAAGAACAATCAGAAACAAACAATCAAGGTCGTGGTCAAGATTTGGATCAAGAAAATAAAATTCTTGTTTTAAGTCGCATGGTTGCAACTACCGATCAGGCAAAAGAGTGTTATAGACAAATTGCTAACCCTACTCTTCTAGATGGATTTTATGAAGGGTTTAAGGGTATTGCAAGAGAAATTGCAAGAACAGTTTTACCAGTTTCAAATTACACCGAGTGTATTTGGAAAATAGATTTACATAACTTTTTTCATTTTGCAAAATTACGTATGGATGCTCACGCACAAAAAGAGATACAAGATTACGCAAGTGCAATGTATGAATTGGTAAAACCACATTTTCCTATTTGTTGTGAAGCCTTTGAAGACTATATTTTAAACTCAAAGACATTTTCCGCCAAAGAGATGAGGATTATCAAAGAGAATCTAAATGGAAGTTGGGTAATGGCAAAATATGGTCTATCAGAACGAGAATCAAAAGAATTTTTAGAAAAATTAAAATAAGGAGCAAAAATGCCTCTACCTACCGAGTACCAATCATTTATTCACTTATCAAGATATGCAAGATGGAATTATACATTAAAACGTAGAGAATCATGGGAAGAAACAGTTGACAGATTGGTTACTTTTTTTAAAGAACATTTAGATACAAAACATAGTTTTAAATTAGATAATGGGTTAGAGGCAGATCTGAGAGAGGCTATCACTAATCTAGATGTTATGCCTAGCATGAGATGCTTGATGACCGCAGGTGAAGCCCTTAAGAAAGAAAACATTGCAGGATATAATTGTTCATATGTTAAGGTAGATGTTCCAAGATCCTTTGATGAAGTGTTGTATATTCTCATGAATGGTACTGGTGTGGGATTTTCAGTAGAAGAAGAGTATGTGGCTCAATTACCAATAGTTGCCGAAGAGTTTCATGAGACTGACACAACAATAGTTGTAGCAGATAGTAAATTAGGATGGGCTAAAGCATATAAAGAATTACTCTCACTTATTTGGCAAGGTCAAATACCAAAGTGGGATCTTTCAAATGTGAGACCTGCAGGAGCACCACTCAAAACATTTGGAGGTAGAGCATCAGGTCCTGAGCCATTAGATGAACTGTTTAAGTTTACAATAAATACATTTCAGAATAGTGCAGGGCGTAAACTTAAACCGGTAGAAGCACATGATATTATATGTAAAATTGCAGAAATTGTTGTTGTTGGTGGGGTCCGCCGTTCTGCTCTTATCAGCCTGTCAAACTTACAAGACGAAACAATGCGACATGCTAAGTCAGGACAGTGGTGGGAGAATAATAAACAACGAGCCCTCGCCAATAATTCGGTTAACTATAAAGAAAAGCCAGACATTGGGACTTTCATGCGAGAGTGGCTATCCCTCTACGATTCTAAATCGGGAGAGCGTGGAATCTATAACAGTATGTCGGCCAAAAAACAAGTAGAAAGTTTAAACAATGAAGAAGAAATCAGAAGAGAACCAAGAGAAGACTTTGGAACTAACCCCTGCAGTGAGATCATACTTAGAAGCAGAGAGTTTTGCAACCTTTCAGAAGTCGTTGTCCGTGGACGGGACACTGCCGAATCTTTACGGAAGAAAGTTCGCATGGCGACTATCCTTGGCACATTTCAATCAACCCTCACAAATTTCAAATACCTCTCCAGAGAGTGGAAACGAAACTGCGATGAAGAACGACTTCTTGGAGTCTCTCTCACAGGAATAATGGACAATGCTCTTACAAATGGTAAGAAAAAAGGGCTAGAAGATTTATTAGAGAATCTTAAACAAGAAGCGGTTGCAACAAACAAAGAATTTGCAGAGAAACTTGACATTCCTCAATCTGCCGCTATTACATGCGTTAAGCCAAGCGGAACGGTTAGTCAGTTAGTCGATTCTGCATCAGGTATCCATGCCAGACATAATCCATATTACATTAGAACTGTACGTGCAGACAACAAAGATCCTTTGTGTGCGTTCATGAAAGATGCAGGGTTTCCAAACGAAGCAGATGTAATGAAACCACAACATACAACTGTATTTTCATTTCCAATGCAGAGTCCAAAAAATGCAGTATTTAGACAAGATATGACCGCAAAAGAGCAACTTGAACTCTGGCAGAAATATCAAACTCATTGGTGTGAGCATAAACCATCAGTGACAATTTCAGTCAAAGAACATGAATGGATGGAAGTAGGTAACTGGGTTTGGGACAACTTTGACAATATCAGTGGTATCTCATTTCTTCCTTTTAATGAACATACTTATCGTCAAGCACCATATCAAGATTGTACAAAAGAAGAATATGAAGAAGCATTGAAAACAATGCCAAAAAATGTTGATTGGTTACAGTTGGCTAAATACGAAGAGCAAGACTTTACTGCTGGAGCACAAGAATTGGCTTGTGCCTCCGATGGTGGTTGTGAAGTGGTGGACATCTAATGCAAGTATTATCAGATGCGTTGTCCGAGAAAGATGAATTATATCAGACTATACGACACTATGAGGACTTATTAAGCGAACAATTGATCGTTCCATCACACCTATATAATGCAGTAAAGATAAAAGAATTGCGAGAAAAACTATATTATTATAAGGCTGAATACGATGGATATGTCAATGGTCCCAGAACACTATGCGGATAATCTCCTAGCGGAGATCATGGACGAGATTGAAAATGAAATGACTAGGGTTTCTAACTTACGAGAAAAAATAAGAAGAAACCCTAAACCAGACCTTAATCATTTGGTCATGCCAGAACGACTTAAATGTTATTCTGACGGACTTAAACATTGTTATCATTTATTAAAAAAATATAAGGATTCGGAGAGGCCTGCAAATGAACGAGATTGAAAAGGATTTTGATTGCGTTGAGTGTAGCGAATCATATATAGTTACATGGACTAGTCATAGGGCACCATCCCACTGTCCTTTTTGCGGTGCCTATGTAGAAACACCAGAAGAAGATGAAGATAATTGGGATTGATTATTCATTAACCAGTCCTGCAATAACACTGTACAATGGAAACGATAAGTGGAATTATAATTCTGGCACTTGTACTCATTTTTGTTTGGCGAATAATGAACGACAACGATCAAAATGGGCCGAGATTCGGAGCATAAAAACAGACATATATCCTGCTTGGGAAACTGATTTGCAGAGGTATCATGGGCTTGCAAACTGGGTGATTAATTGTTGTATTACTGCAACAAGCCCAGAAAGACCGAAAGCATATATAGAAGACTACGCATATGCCGCCACTGGTAGAGTATTTCACATAGCAGAGAATATGGCAATACTCAAAGACACACTCACAAAATGGGGAATCAAATACGAGATGGTTGCTCCTACCGTTATTAAAAAATACGCTACAACTAAAGGTAATGCTAACAAAGAAAAAATGTATGATGCATTCACCGATGAGACTAATAGAAACCTATTAGACGAGTTTAACATTAAACTAAATAATCCTATCACAGATATAGTTGATAGTTATTACATAGCAAAGTACGGACACGCCTATGGCAACAATACCTGAAGAATACGCAGATTTTGATTTTGGTTTTTCTGCGGTAGATGATGAAGAATACAAAGCGAAAACGACTGAGGTCGAAAAGAAAATTGTAGAAGTCGAAGCAAAATCAGAATCCCTCACAAATCTAGAAAAAAAGATAGATTCCGCTATCAACGAAATCAATTACAAAAAAGAGTATCTTGAAGAAAAGTATGTGGAAGACATGCTTAAAGTTGAGAAACTTATTTTACCTCTATTGTATAATTTGATGAAAAATCCAGATAAAGATTATATTTACTGGCCAAAACGTGACGAAATCATTACAAAACAAATCGAAAAAATAAAAGATATAACGAGAGATATACAAGTCGATTAAGGATTATCATGAATAAATTATGGTATAGTTGGGAAGAAATGAGAAGAGATGTAAATGTGCTTGCAAGAGATATTGTTCTTGACAAATTCGACCCAAATGTGATTGTTGGATTATCCAGAGGTGGTCTCACTCCTGGTGTTATGTTATCTCATTGGTTCAAGAAACCGTTTAAGCCTGTTAAATCGTCATTGAGAGATTTTCCTGAATGGGAAGATTATTTGCCGAAACCCACCGATGAAAGGGTTTTAATCGTTGATGATATATGTGATTCGGGAGAAACATTTGAAAAAATGGCTCAACATATCAAAGGTCCACGAAAAGGACCAGAACAGAATATAGTTGATGTTAAATATGCAACCTTATGGTGGAACAATGAATGTAACTTTGAACCAACATATTATGTCAACGAGATTGCGAAGGATTCCACTAAAACATGGATACATTTTCCGTGGGAGCAATGGTGGAATGCTCCAGTCTAATAAAAAAGGAGAAAAATGATAGATAAAATTCTCGGATGGATTAGATCCATCACAGAAATAGGTTTATCACTTATAGCACTTGGAGTAGTGCTTCAGATCCTCTTTGGAGCCGCCGTACCGTTTATCGGTTTAGATGTGATCGGTTCTGTAGTAGGATTAGTAAAGCAACTTGGAAGCGAAGGACTCGTCGGATTAGTTGCAATTTGGGTATTGTGGGGCATTTATTCTAAACCTAGTGCCTAATTATTAATTATTAGCGGTAAGGTGGAAGACTTACCGCTTTGTTTCTCGGAAGGAGAAAGATGGACGATATTCAGTATATTCTGAATACTTTTTTGTTATTATTTTCTGGTGTGCTTGTTTTTTGGATGGCCGCTGGATTTGCAATGTTAGAATCAGGATTGGTGAGGACGAAAAATACGACCGCAATCCTAACTAAGAATGTTTGTTTATATGCTCTTAGTTGTCTAGCATTCCTCGCATGTGGTTATTATCTCATGTATGGAGCCATGTCGGATGGAGACCATGCAGGGACCTCTGACTTCTTTTTTCAAGTAGTCTTTGTCGCAACAACCGCATCTATTATTTCAGGAGCAATAGCAGAACGAATGAGGTTTTGGTCATTTATGGTTTTTGTTCTTGTACTTTCCGCAATCATATATCCTATGCAAGGAGCCTGGACATGGGGTGGGGGATTTCTATCTGAGATGGGGTTCTCTGACTTTGCAGGATCTACAATTGTTCATTCAGTTGGAGGTTGGGCCGCACTTGCTGGTGTTCTATTATTAGGTGCCAGATCAGGTAAGTATACTGATGACGGAAAAATTAACTTGATTCCCCCTTCAAATCTTCCATTAGCAACTTTAGGAACAATGATTCTTTGGTTGGGGTGGTTTGGTTTTAATGGTGGTAGTCAATTGGCAATGGCTACTAAAGCAGATGTAAATGCTATTGCAAGTGTGTTTGTAAATACAAATATTGCCGCCTGTGCTGGCGCTATTACTGCTATGATTTTGACTCAACTGTTATATAAAAGAGTTGATTTGACGATGGTATTGAATGGTGCATTAGCAGGACTAGTTTCTATTACTGCAGGTCCTGATTATCCTACTATGTGGTTAGCAACTGTTATAGGAATAATTGGAGCAGGATTATGTGTACTAGCAATCCCTATGTGGGATAAACTAAAAATTGATGATCCGGTAGGAGCATTGTCTGTTCATTTAGTTGCTGGTATATGGGGAACATTAGCAGTAGGAGTGTTTAATCATGAAGTAAGTTTGATGTCGCAAATACAGGGCATTTTAATTATTGGAGCATTTGTTTTTGGCTCTAGTTTTGCAGTTTGGTATGTTATTAAACTAGCAATGGGACTCCGGATTTCTTTGGAAGAAGAAACTCAGGGTATTGACATTGCTGAATTTGGTCATTCTGCTTATACGATAGGTCATGGTGAATTTGTTACTCATGACGAAATTAAATTAGGTAGAGGAACATTTGTTCCTGAAAGTGAACAATCTCTTAATTTGGTATCAAATTGAGTAAAATAAAACAGCCCAACCCAATTTCTGAGGGTTGGGGAGTTTACCGTGAATTAGTTGATGAGGTAGTAGCAAATACACATATGATGAAAGGTGTGCCATTTATAAAATGTCTAACTCACGATGATTGTCATTTAGATGCATTTTATCCAGGTAAACATTGGAGGTCTCTTAAACAAGATGAGACTGGAAGGTGGATAAAAAAATGATTTTATTATCTGGTAATTCTAATAAACTGCTTGCAAGTCACATATCAAATCATGCAGGCATTGCATTAGGTGAAATGAAATTGACACGATTTGCTGATGGTGAAATCTTTTGTGAAATACATCAGAACATTCGTGGTGAAGATGTCTTTATTATACAAAGCACTTGCAACCCTGCAAACGACAATCTCATGGAATTATTGATTGTCATTGATGCATGTAAACGTGCGAGTGCCGGTCGCATTACGGCTGTTATGCCTTATTATGGTTACGCTAGACAAGATAGAAAACCCTCCGCTAGAACACCAATTTCCGCAAAATTAGTAGCAGATATGATACAAGCATCTGGTGCTGACAGAGTATTGACTATGGATTTACATGCTGGTCAAATACAAGGATTCTTTAACATTCCTGTAGATGACTTGAGGTCTAAATCATTATTCGTCAAAGACCTAAAGAAAAAACCAATGGTGAGTAATGGAAATGCACTTATTGTATCACCTGATGCAGGTGGTGTCAGACGAGCAAGGACTATCGCAAAAGAACTTAATCTGGACATTGCTATCGTAGATAAACGCAGAGACAAAGCGAATGAAAGCGAAGCAATGAACGTAATCGGTAAAGTCAAAGGAAAGCAATGTATAATAGTAGACGATATAGTGGATACAGGAGGAACATTTGTCAAGGCGGCAGATGCTCTTTTGGCCAATGGAGCAGAAGAAGTGCAAGCGTATATAACGCATGGCGTATTAAGCAACGGAGGGATGAAGACTATCAACAAATCCAACATGAGTGGGCTGACCATCACTGATTCAATTCCACAATATGATAATCAAAAGGTCAAAGTGCTATCTGTAAGCAAACTATTTGCAGAAGCAATACGCAGAGTGCATCATGACGAATCCATATCGGTATTATTCTCATGACACTCTCAATGTTTCTATTTCATTCATTGTGTATCTATGGTGTATATTATATAATTGCAACATGGGATAGTTATGGAATGTTATGATAATAATTCTTTTAACTTTTTTAGTATGGTTTACATTTATTTACATAATATACTCTGCAACAGGTTTTCAACGTGTACGAGAGGTGTACGCAATGTGGATAGATAAACAATATTGGAAAAAGAGATACAATATCGTAGAGGCTATGGCCTGGAGTGGTAAATTACTAGTTATATTGCCTGCGATATTTTTTAGTTATGAAGTATGGTGGGCACATATAATTACATTATTTACATCTGGACTTTTAATTTGGGTTAGTGAACAAAAATTATTACCTACACTTTTAGCGTTCAATACTTTATGGATAGGTATAAGTTCGTTTATATTGGTTAGACATTTTTCAACCATTATAAGATAGTTATGGAATGCTCTGAAATTAATTGTAAAAATATAGGAACTATTAACGTGGATAATATTTGGATGCTTTGTTCAAAATGTCATAATAAATGGATTAATCCTGATCAAGAAGGTATAGTTTTGCCTCATCCTACAAGTACATTTGAGCATAAAGAAAATAATAGTGGCGAAGTATTCATGTTTGGACCAGATGCAATGTAATGGGATAGGGCACAATGAATTATACAAAATGGGATTTGACGGGGCTTCTATTGCTTTATTAAGAAGATTAACTCCTGAACAATTTCAAAAATTATTTGAAATTTTACAGAAATTTCAAGATGAGAGAGATAAATCAAGTGAACAAGGATTACCATGAACGATTTTCATGTAAGAAAAAACTATTTGTTTGTAGAAGAAGATTTTGTAAGTCACTCAGGTGATGTGTTACACTGGAAAATAGAATGTGATGCTATAACTTCACCTGAATGGAAATGTCTTGCGAGAATGATTATGGAATATGAGAAAAGACCTTTTTGTGCCGCTATAGGAATACCGAGAGGTGGTCTGGAACTCAGTAGATGGTTAAACGAATATTCAACTCAAAATTCTGATGATCCATATCTTATTTGTGACGATGTACTGACAACTGGTGGTTCTTTTGATGATTTTGTTGATGAAAATTTTAAAGGTGAAGAATATTTTGGATGGTGTATATTTGCAAGAAATAAACCAAAACAAGATTGGGTAAATGCGTTGTTTCAAATGCCAAAAACATGGGCAGACAATCCTAATAATCTAGAATATCATAAATAATTTTTTTAATGAATTAATATTAAATAAGCAACATAAACATTAAGGATTAATAATGCTACTTCAAACATAGTTCTCTTCTCTTATAATTAATCTTGTGATTCCAATACCTCTGTATTTATAATAAGAGAAATTTCAAAATGGATATATACTATGTAAAATAAATATTACGAAACTCTCCATGGACGGAAATTCAACAACAATTACAAAGGTGATATATGGAAGAGATATTTAACTCTATGAATTTAATCATGATTGGAATAATACTTTTCTCATCTTTTTGGATCTTTTTATTTAACTACCGTCAAGACCATAAAGAAAAATATAAAGGGAATATACCTCTCATCCTTTTCGATCTATTAATCAATCTGGGAATGTCAGTCTCAGGATTTCTATTAATTTTAGTAGTCTTTAATAATGTGCCTCAAGCACAAGCATATGATTCCTACAAATATCCTGTAGGATTCTTATTTGGTCTGACCTCAAATGTGAGTATTCCAATCGTACTTAAATGGTTTTCACAACAAATAACGGCTAAATTATCCGAGGTAGGCAAAAAGTAAATAATTAATTGAATAAGGGGTTTGTCAATGGCTGAGCAAAAAACCAAAAAGCCAGAAGGTGTTGGTCAAGAAATAGAAACCGAAGGAGGAGAGGTTAGATTTGAACCTGTCAAAAAGATTGAAGAAGATACTTTTGATGCAGTAAAAAGTCTTAAAACCTTTATCTTCATAACAATAGGATTGCTAGTTTATTTGTTATTTCTAGTCATTCCTGGAATTGAAGAAAAGGTTGAATGGATTGAAAAGGATCTTACTTCGGTCTTGGTAACAAGCGAAAGATATAAGGCGGCAACGAGAGTATTTGCAAAAGGTAATGAATGCTCTACATGTCACCTTGAACCAGATTATCTCATATCTGGGCTCCAAGCGACTTATCCAAGTTTTGCTGATCTTAAAGCATTCATGACAATAGGTCATCAAAAATACTACACAATGGCAACACCCATGCCAGATGAAGAACTCATGAACATTTACAGGGTCCTCAAGTGAAGATTAAAATCTTTTTCGCTATGCTCACAATGTTTTGGATTCTTGGTATATCGCAAGGATATGTGCTCCAAGGGTCTGAAATGATTGAGATTGAAGCACAATTTACCATAAGAAATCGTCTTGATATTGATGCCATGATGAAACTCGCAGGTTATACTGAACGAGGTGATTTTCTTATGGAAATGGAAAATGTAACAGGTGATCGTGATTGGGATCGTAATGTAGATAAAGGTGATACATTTGTCTTACCTTCTATGCACAAACCAGAACGACAATTCAATGAGGGTATCAATTATAAAGAGATGATGTCACTCAATACTCCACCAGATAATGATACAGAAGAAGTTGAAGTCAATTCAATCATAAAAAAAGACGAATTAGATGCACTCAAAAAAGAATTAGAACGACTTAAACAAGTAGAGCAACAACATAAACAAAAGCATATGAGTGATATGTATGTTGTAGGTTCGGAATATAAACCTGGGTTTGGTGATACAGTCAAACGAATAAAAGAAAGAGGATATGTTGTGTGCGGAACATATGCTGATACACCAGGATTTAGCGAAGAATTTCTTAAAAGAAGTGACGGGGAACCGCCAGGTTGGGTTGGATTTGATGTAGATATTTGTAGAGCATTTGCAGTAGCATTATTTCTTGATAAAACAAAGATAGAGTTTATTCCAATCAATGGTAGAACACGCTTTGAGAGATTGTTTGATGGCTCAATTGACATTTTATCTGCTACAACAACATGGACTTTTTCAAGAGATGTAGACTGGAGAATAGAGTTTTTACCTACTGTATTCTTTGATGGACAGGGTTTCATAGTAAGAAAAAATCTTGGTGTCAAGAGTGCAAAAGATATGATGAATGCAAGAGTTTGTTTCAATACCGGTTCTACCGCCGCACAAAACATTAAAGATTTCTTTAATAAGTGGCAGATTAATTTTATACCGGTACCAGTACCACCATCAGATAGTCCAAAAGTTTATTATCTTGATAATGATTGTGACATGTACGGTACAGATATGTCAGCATTAGCAGGGCACAAAGCACGATTTCAGTATCCAGAACGTCATGTTATATTACCAGAAATTATATCAAAGGAACCTCTTGGACCAGCAGTAAAATATGGAGATCAATTATGGTCTGATATAGTAAGATGGACAGTCAATGTAATATTTTTAGCGGAGGAGTTGGGAATTACGTCACAGAATATAGAAGATTATATGGAGAATATTGATCCTGTGATACAACGATTTATGGGTGAGCGTAATGGAGGAGATTCACAAAATTTAGGTTCCAAGTTAGGATTAAATGCTAATTGGAGTATAGAAATTATAAGACAGATTGGTAATTATGAAGAAATATATGAAAAACATGTTGGACCTAACACCGATTTAGGTCTCACGAGAGGATTAAACAAACTCTACACTGATGGAGGTTTGTTGTATGCACCCCCTCTAAAATAGATCCCACCTAAATAATTTCATGAGAACAGAAGAGCAGATTAGAAGAGAAATTCAAATATTAAAAGATGTTCCATCCTTAATTGAGTTATCGAAGAAAATTTATGATGTTTTACCTGAAACTCACAAAGGGCGAAATGAGATTGTAAAACAGGTCACACGTTTACGTAAAGATTTAATACGTTTAGATGTTCTTTGTCAAGATATTGAATGGGGTTTACTTCAGCGAGAGGTGCGTGAAAAATATAGAAATAAAGAACCATGAGTATAAATTATATCATTAATCGGTATTGGAAGGATTGGGCGGGGATTTTGTATCTTTTTCTATGCTTCACCGATTTCTTTGTCGCACCATTAATGTGGAACATGAGGATGGAAACTTATTGTCACAAAATGGTTGACAAAGGTTTAGTGTGTGATGCTACACGATGGGAACCGTTGACATTACAGATGGGTGGTATGTTTCACATAGCATTTGCAGGCATACTCGGAGTCGCAACTTGGAAGAAGAAAGAAGAGAATGAAACTTCTTGGAAAGATTAACCTAGTATTCATATTATTCATTTTTACATCCTGTCTATCAACTAATCAATTTTTAAATATGGGCGGAGCAAACGGTACAAAAGAAAATCTACCAGTAGGCATAGATGTTCTTGTTGAGATGGCAGATTATTGTGAGAAAATCTACGATGACGGCAAGGAGATACAAGATAATGAATTCTCATATAATGTGGTTCAAGATCGTGGTGTCACTATTGTTATCATACGTGGTACTAATAACGGTAGAAATGTTCTCTCAGATCTTGACGCCAGACCCTTTCAAGACAAAAAACTATCGGCAGGAATTCATAAAGGATTCCGAGATGCCGCTGAAAAAATCAAAGAAGATTTGATAGAGAATCATGCCATTGAAGAGATGGTCATATTCACAGGTCACTCTCTTGGAGGTGCAGTAGCACAAATACTGGGGTTGTGGTTTGAGAATGATGCATACGAAGTACAGATATACACCTTTGGTTCACCTTCAGTAATCATGGAACAATTATGGATGGATGGGCATTTCAGAGTTTATCTAGAAAACGATCCTGTTCCTTTTCTCCCACCTTACCCATATGTTCATTGGGGTATCAGAATAAATGCAGAAACACTTGATTGGGATGAAGATCATCCAATTGGCGATGTTACAAAAATTGATGCGAGGGATCATTCAATAAAAGAGTATAAGAAAGTGTTAAAAAGACATTTATGATGCTAAAAGAAGCAACTCATGTACAGGAAGTGGGTAAGATTATTGAAACTGATCCTGTAAGAAGGAATATCGTACCTGCTTTAAGAATAAAAAATGGTGCGAGAGTATTTTATTATGGTGAACCAGAGAATTTGATAGCCGCCGTTTGTATGCATACGTCAAGAATAATACCAGACAGTGAGGAACAATTGCTCACGGAATATCATTGGGGTGGTGCATGTAAGGGAGGAAACAAAGCAATATTTTATAGTCTTTGGTCACATGTAAATGGTATGGGCAGACAGTTACTAAATATTTCATTGGCCCAATTGGTATTAGAAAATAAACACGAGAGATATATAACACTCTCACCTAAAACAGAAATGGCTAAAAAGTTTCACGAAAGCAACGGAGCCAAACTTATTCATGAATCATTGTGGGCTTATAACTTTGAGTATTTCATAAGACACGGAAACGAAGATGAATAAATGGGACCTTTCAAATTTTGATAACAAAGAGGATGCACATGTAGGGTTTCAACAAGTACCAGAGAATAGAACGGCAGTTGATAATATATTGCGATTGAATTATAACAATCAATTGCGTTTAACATTGATGGCTGACACCAAAGCAAATATCATGATTACAGTTAGTTCAATTGTGTTTTCTATTACAGTTGCAAATATTACAAACGAAATGTTATTATATCCTCTCATGGCATTGGGTATTTGTTCAGTTGTGGCACTGGTTTGTGCTATCATAGTGATTATGCCAAAGATTGACTATCCAAAAACAAAGACAGGTAAAATAGATAAGTCTTCACCATTCTATAATCCATTATTCTTTGGGCATTTTGCTCACATATCAATACGAGAGTATAAAGAAGAATATGCTAAACGATTGATGACAGATGCACAAATTATGGATGCATTGACAGGTGACATATATGGTATAGGTAGAGTAATTGCAACGAATAAATTTAAGTATTTGCGTTATAGTTACATGACATTTCTTGTGGGAATATCATTAGCAATAAGTATATTTACATTCCAAATTATATTCGTTTCATAAATAGAGATATTAACCACAATGATTGAAAGGAAAAAATGTCAAGAAGTGAAATTAAGGATTGGATTGTAATGTCATTAAGTGTAGGAACAATTATTTTGTTGTTCGTAATTACAATCGGTGACTTTATGAATGCAATGGAAACAAATAGAGAACCTAGTAAAGACGTAATTAACTTATTATCAATGGCAATAACTGGTATTGTTGGTATTATTGCTGGCTTTATTTCTGGTAAAAATGCAGCCGATCAGGCAAAGCAACAAGCGGAAGCACAAGGAGCCCAAAAGTGAATTTGAAATTATCATTAGTTACTATTTTATTTTGTGGGTGGATGCTTGGAGCACCACCTGCATTTTCTGCTGATTTTGTCACCAAGGGTGACATAAGAAAATCAAGTGTGAAGTCGTTTAAGTCGTTTTTCACGGAAGAAAAATGCGATCAAATATTGATTGATACATTCACTATTTGTTATGATCATGAGAGAAAGTCACCAACTGCGGTTTATGTTGAGGTGACTGGACCTACTGTAATTGAGGACATAGACAAACGCCCTCCATTCTTTACAGATAAGCGTGTAAAGAAAAACTACAGAACAACATCAAAAGACTATACGAACACAGGTTATGATAGAGGTCATTTTGGTGCATCAGATGCTTCACACGATTGGAATAAGAAGCATCAGAAAGCAACATATTCAATGGCTAACATCGTACCACAGACACCATTTGCTAATCGTTATAAGTTCATAGCATTAGAAAAGCATGAACGAGAGATGGCAGTCAAGTATGGTCGTTTAGAAAACGTCACAATTGCATTTTGGAACAACAGACCCAAGAGAATTGGTAAGTCACAGTTGCAGGTACCAAGTGCATTTGCTAAACTTTATACTGATGGTAAAGGGTATAAAGAATGCTTCTTTATTTGGAATAATGACGTATATGATAAATCAGACGGTCAAGATCCAAACAAATATAAACAAAATTGTGATAAAGTAACTGCAATGTGGGGCACACAAGTAGGTGAAGCAGATAAGTGGTCACTGAAAGATAAAGATGCTCTCATTGATTTGCTTGACAAATATATAGAAAGTGAGAAAAATCAATCTAAAGTGGGTCTTGCAGAAGCACTCAAGAAAGCACTTTAGGCTAACTTGACATTTTAAAAAAGTAGTGTATAATATAGATATATCACAAAAAGCAAGTGAAGCAGTAAATGATGCAATCCAAGAACATGAGCATCTACGTTTGAGTGCAAGACCTGGTGGATGCTCAGGTTGGAAGTGGAATTTACAGACAGAAGATACACTTGCACGAAACTCATTGGACGAAGTTTTTAGTACGAATTATGGATTTGAGATAGTGGTATCAAAATACTATCTAAATAATATTATAGGCTCAGCAACCATAGATTTTCAAAATGATAATTTAGTTGAACAAGGCTTTATAATCAAACGCAAATCAAGTCTTCATTCATGTGGTTGCGGAGAAAGTTTTACACCAATAAAAGATATGTAATGGCATATTCAGACAAAGTAGTAGATCACTATGAAAATCCCAGGAATGTGGGTTCTTTTAATCCCGCTAATAATAACGTTGGTACTGGTCTTGTTGGAGCGCCAGAATGTGGTGATGTGATGAAACTACAGATACAAGTAGAAAATAATAAAATAATTGATGCTAAATTTAAGACCTTTGGTTGCGGTTCTGCTATAGCCGCTTCATCACTCGCCACTGAGTGGGTCAAAAATAAACCAATTGACGAAGCAATGAAACTTAACAACGTAGAAATTGTTGATGAGTTATCCTTACCTCCTGTAAAGATACATTGTAGTGTATTGGCGGAAGATGCTATTAAAGCGGCCATAGCCGATTATAAAAGCAAAAATGATGGAGTAGAACATGGGGAAAGTAATGCAATCTATTGAGGCTAGAAAGAAATTAAATTTTGGTGCGAGATTTGTTATCACTCTCATTATAGCACACACCTTTATTTTTCTTATTTGGCTTTTGTTTTATGTTGAATTGCCTCAAGCATCTCGTGATCTTATTAATATTATGGTTGGTGCTTATGTAGCAGTATTGGCAAAGTCAACCGATTATTGGTTCAAGGAGAAAGATGATCCTGAACATAAAGAGACAGAGAAACATTTAGAAAGTGGTGTAGCCCAGGAGGAACAAAGTGGCTATTAGAAAGAACTATTTAAGTACATTTGGATGGGAAGTAAATGATGCTTATTATAAAGTCGATGACGATTATCATAAATTACCATTAGACCAGACACCGAAAGATAAAAAAGGGAAACATAAAAACTATTGGGTCTTTACAGTCAATGTGTTTAGAAATGAGGATGCAAGAACATTAGGAGCGGTTCCTTTAGCACAAAATGTGATGAAGGTTGAGGTGCCAAATGATGTTGCAACCGATGATGCAAATGCCATGAAAACTGAATGTTATAACCAATTAAAAGTGCTAACAAATAGTTTTAAGAATGATGGTACTGATGTGTAACTTGACAAACTAATTAGAGTTTGTTATATTATATTTTTTTAACTTAAACGTGAATTATTATGATTAGTGTAAAAAGTAAAGGTAGAAATAATCTAAAACTCCTCTCTCAATTCAAATCTTTAGTTAATGCAGAAGGTACTCTTGAGACATATAAATCAAAAAGATATTATGTGAAACCCTCTCTCAAAAAGAAATTGAAGAGAGAAGCGGCAGAGAGACAACGAGCAAAAGATCTCATTAATGAAATCAAAGAAATAAGAAAACATTGGGATGATATATTTTAACGAAAGGATATTATGTCAGAATTTCATACTCAAATTGTTGAGCAATACGAAACCTATCTTGCAGAGCATCAAAATTTTGAAGAGAAAGGTGTAAAAGCATCTGCCGCCAGAGCAAGAAAAGCACTTGGTGAAATCGGTAAACTTGCTAAATCTCGTAGAGCAGAAATTCAAGAGAAGAAAAACAATATGTAACATTTATAAATATAGTCATGAAGACATTCAAGAGATTTTGCCGCCATGACGTATTGTATATAAATGAAGACATAACAAAATCACAATTAGATCAAATAGAAGCCTATGCTGACCGTCTATTCAAGGCGGTCAACATAGATATAAACTTCACTCGCCATTTTCTTGATAGGGTCAACGATGAACGTAACAAGAAACCTATCAACACCGCAGAATTAACCAGACTTTTCAAGCAAACATACAAGAAACACGGTAAAAAGATTCCCAAGATGGGTGATGATGCTCAAGCAGTTATTCATGACATGCAGACAGACATCAATATGCCATTTGTTTTAGCGTATGATAATAGGAGACAAGAGATAGATTTGGTCGCTAAAACAATTATGCGTAAGAAAGACTTTAAGACATCAAATCAGAAGTTGACTGTATGAAATCATTTAAAGTATTAAAACAGAACATAACTGAAGCCAGACAACGAATAGTTTATACGAGAGGAGAAACTCCCCAAGATGCTAAGAAAAAAGATAAAAGCCCTTATTATACTAAAACAGTTAAAAATACAACAATAAGAGATTCCTGTCCAAAATGTGGAGGTTCAGGAGACCTTTTGCATTATCGGCATTATAAATCTGGTGAATGTTTTAAATGTAAAGGAAAAGGAACAGTTATAGTAAAAGCAAAGGAAATTGATTATAAATTTGATGAAAAGAAATGGAAAAAAGACAATCCAGATTATGATGAAAAAGGACCTGATTGGTGGAAACAATTACTTATACATTAAGAGCATAAAATGAAATCATTTAATAGAATAAAAACTTACAAAGATTTTCTTAAAGAATATGATGACAGGACTGATCGGTATGTGGCTGATGAAATCAAACGAAGGAAACTTGCAAGAATTACTGTCAATGCAACTGACGATAGAAAGATGATAAAAGGTAAGGCCGACTTTACTATGGATCATCATACTGGAAGTTCAACTATTCACGTATATTTGAGAAAGATACCAGGGTCTACAAAAGGTGTGGTTGCTTACAATTACGAACTAAAATTGTGATTAATGGTAAGAGATCAAAATGAAATCATTTAAGTCTTATTTAGCAGAACGCAGAAGAGGTGGAGAAGAGAAGAATCCAAGGGTTTCTGCTATTAAGGCACTAGAACCTTATAAGAATGATAAAGATGTTTTCATTACCTATACACAAATTGAAAAGGTAGGTGTCAATCCAGGATCCAGTTATAATACTCCAAACGGTATCTATACATATCCTCTCAAAGAAGCATGGGAAAAATATTATGTCCCAGGAAAAGGAACTCTTAATGTACCCTTTGCTGGTGATTCCAGTTGGGTAAATGCAATCAAGATAAAATCAGATGCAAAAGTTATTAGAGATATTGGAGTTTCTTATAGTTCAAAGGAATGGGATGAAGATGTTTTAAAACTAGCCAAGATTTTTATAGATCATCCTTTTTCCAAGAAAAATTGGGTCCCAATACTAACCATGTTGCAGGGTGTCAATCTGTATGACAAGGTAGAAAAAGATTTTGTCGGAGTGCGTAAAGATTGGTATTTTGAAAATAGAGAAAATGTAATTTGGAATCTATTTAAGGCTATTAAACAACATGCTATGTATTCCGCATATAGTCAGACAATCGGTGGACAGATGTGGAATTTGACAAGAGAACTTGCGACCATTATCAAATATACAGAAATGATTGAAATGGATGCTATTGATGGAAATTCAGGAATGGACGAATTTGAAATTTCTATTCAAAGATTGGAAAAACCTTTAGATTTATCCGATCAAACAAGAATGTTTTGGTTTAGATTCCATTCTGGATTTAGAAAAACGGCACCAAATGTCTGGACAGATTTGTGGTTGAAGATGGGATATGGTGGAGTGATTGACCGTTCAGAGAATGGAATAATACACGAAGCAGAACCAATACAAGGTGTGTTCTTTACAACCAAGGCTTTTGATGTTTTGGGCAGGTTCATGAATAAAGGTTACGAGAGAGTGAATATGAAAGGTCTTTATATTTTGAGTGGTCTTCGTGTGGGTAAGGATGAACTTGTACACAAATTGAAGAATTTTTTACACAAAGATCAATACAAGTCCCTTTGTGCTATTATTATATTTCACAAAATAAATCAAATATTGGCAAAGTTTTTAACAAGTATGGGTTCTTCAGGTGATGCTGATCAGATTAGTGCCCAGGCACCAAAATATGTTATTAAAAGGGCTAATGATAAAAAGACATGGTTGAAAGTAGACCAATTTGATCCTTTTGTTCCAAATAGTACACGAACAGTAGTTGAATTTTTAGAAAACGAAATAAAAATCTATCCTGATAATCATACTCCTTCAAATTCAGTAATGTTTAAATACGATAAAATAATTCCTCCTTTTGCACTAGAAAAAGATTTATCTTCAACTTTAAATAAACAGTCTTATATAAAAATGGGAATGATGTTAGATAAATCGGTAACTACCTTATTGAGCAACATGATAGAAGATGTTTTAGGTATAAAAATATGATCAAATTTTCATCTTTTCTAACAGAGACCGCACAAAAAATTAACACAGTTCTATCTCCTGCATTAAGATCCGAAATAAAACAGAGAAATGGTAAAGTATATCAGATTGGTGGTGCAGTTCGTGATGAACTAATCGGTAAAATATCCAAAGATTTAGATTTACTTGTAACAGGCATAGAAACAGATGAATTGCAGGATATATTAAGCAATCATGGCAAAGTGGATGCGGTTGGTAAATCATTCGGTATTCTAAAATTTCAACCAAAAGGGCAGACAGGCGAACCTCTTGATATATCAGTTCCCAGAGTTGATGTTCAAAGTACAGGAGGCGGCCATAAAGATTTTGAAGTAAAACTTGGTAAAGATATTTCTCTTGAACAAGATCAGTTACGCAGAGACTTCTGGATGAATGCTATCGCCAAAGATATTGAAACTGGTGAGATGCATGATATTGAAGGTAAAGGGCAGTTTGATATAGAAAATAAGCAGATTAGCGTGATTAATCCTCAAGCATTTGATGATGATCCTTTGAGAATGTTGAGAGCAATTCAATTTGCTTCTCGTTTTGGTTTCAGCATAGAACCTGAAACTATGAAAGAGATCAAAAAGAATGCTGACAAAATTTCAACGATATCAGCAGAGAGATTTCAAGAAGAATTTCGTAAAATGTTTGAAAAATCTGATAATCCGAGTGTTGGTGTTCAATTGCTATTTGACACAGGTATTGCAAAACTTGTTATACCAAAACTCAAAGAAGTTGATAATTCTGTTGATAAGTTAGATAAAAAAGCATTCCCAGCGTTTCTTGCAATACTATTTAAAAATTATATGCATAATGCAGGTGAAATGGCCCAGAAAATATTTAAATTGTCTAATGCTGACAGAGTATCAGTTCAGTCTGTTATTGATATGGATAAAAATCTGAAAAATTTAAAAGATCCGATATTTATCGTTAGATTTATGCGAAATAAATCGGAGCAAGAAATAATGAATGTTGATGAATATCTGAAAACAAAAGGTACAAGAACTATATCAGATTTTGTTAATGAGATGAGAAGACGAAGAATACCCACAAATCTTAAAGAATTAGGTGTAAATGGTCGTGATATGATGCGAGAAGGATTTAAAGGTGTTATGATCGGTGATGCTCTACAATGGATGCTTGAATTTGCAGTAAGAACAGGTAAGGCTGAAAAAGGTCTTTTAGTTCGTAAAGCAAAAGAACATTTTGGTATTAAAGAAACATTCTTTTATGAAGATGTGCAGGGATTTTATGCTTTGACCATAGATCCTAGATCAAAACTGGATATTCAACAATATGCAAGTCATGAAATTGTTGTATCGGATCATGTTACTGTTGCATATAAACCAAGCGATCAAGTAGGTGAAATATTGAATTCTATGTTGGGCAGAACTTATAACATACAAGCACATACCTATATAAGTAATGATAGAATAGATGCGGCAATCGTAGATATACAGGGATTAAAAAGTGATAGAATTGCACATATTACAATATCTCACATAAAAGGCGCAATTCCTGCCGAATCTAATGATTTGATACAAAATTCGCAACATAAAGAAAAAATGAATATGAAATTAAGAGGAGTGCTAAATTTTTATGCACACACCTAATGGAAACGTATTACGAGAAGTACAAGCCTGCTTCCGAATACTTGATAGAATATTATACTTGGGTTGATATACTAGGAATTGAGAGAAGAGAATTTGATGAACATGCAGAATCAATAGAGAAACATTGTAAAAAATTATATGAGAATTTTGAAAAAGCGGCCAAACGAGAAAAACAAAGAGAAGAGAATTCTAAGTCAGCGAGAGTTGCTAAAAAACTTGAGGAATTGAAAATGACAAATGAATTAGTTGAAAAAATCAAATTAAGACAAGAATTGAAAAGCAATGGATGATAAAGAAAGAAAAGAATTGCAACATACAATGGAAACACAGTTTCGTCATAGTCTGTATTGCGATATTAAGTTTCCCTATTTACAAAGTCTTGGAATACAAGACATTATTCAAGCATTTGGTAATAAAGAAATTGGTTTTATTGGGGTATTGCATTTAAGATGGGTAAATGAGGATAATAATATCGTATATGATAAACCAAAAGAATGGCCAGTGAAAGTAAAAGGTGTATGGAAATCTACATGGTACAATACACCTGAGATGGGGCATAAAATAGCAAAAGAAATAGAAAGTAAAAAAATTATAGATACTGAGAAAGTGATGATCATGATTCATGAGAAATTTATGAAATATGAAAATATGAAAATGAAATTGGTTGAAAAACAACCGCTACTTAATTAGGAGAGATTATGTTACCAATGCTACTGTTCAACGTAGTGTCTGGGTTAGTCATGGACAAGGCCCAAAATCTAGCAAAAGAACATGTCGGTAAAATGATAGATGACATTCTACCAGACGATGCAAAAGAAGAACTCAATACGATGATTAAAGAAGATCCTGATCATCAGTTTGAGAGTATAGAAGATGCATTACATGGTGCAACTGAAGGTAAATTACCTATCAAGAAAGTGACAGGAGAACTCATGCCGATTGAGATGACAGTCACAGTCCGTTTTGATCCCAATACAAAACAATTAGAAATAGTACAGTGAGATAACATGCAATCGTTATTGAAATGGTGGCTCTTTGTATGTATCACCTTAATAGGTGCTTTTATGGCATTTTATTTTGATATACACAAGCACTTATATACTTCTGACCAAACAAAAATTAGTTTGTTAATATTGTTTATATTTGTATGTTCAAGCATATGGATAGGCAATAAAACATATTCAGTAGCAATTAAACAAGAATCTACATCAAGTGAAGTTGGTTGGTTTATAGCAGAAACTTGCCTTGCATTAGGTATGGTTGGTACAATAATAGGATTTTTATTGTTGTTAGGTACAACATTTAGCAATATAAATGTGTCAGATGTTACAACATTACAACGTGCTTTGTCGGATATGGCATTGGGTATGAGTACGGCTTTGTACACCACTTTGATAGGATTAATTTGTTCTATCCTTATCAAGGTGCAATTGGTGAACTTAGAAGTTGTAATAGATGAGAACCGAAACTCGTGATAAATTTAAATCTACAATAGGATTTATTGATATATTATTTAATATATTGATAGGATTTGCTTTTCTATTCATTATAGCATTTATTCTTATCAAGCCTAAAGCGAAAAAAGAGGACTTTGAACGTAAAGCAGAATTTATCGTAGTTATGGAATGGGACGGCAATGCACCAGATGATTTTGATTTGTATGTTCAAGATCCTACAGGACAAGTTGTACATTTTAGAACTCCTCGTGTAAATTATATGCATCTAGACAAAGATGATTTAGGAAAACGTAATGATACGGTATATAATGCTGATGGCACGGTTTCAACTGTAAAGATAAACCGAGAAGTAGTAACTATACGAGGAATTATTCCTGGTGAATATATTGTGAATGGGCACTACTATTCTGATTATGACTTATTACCTAAAAATGGTTCTATCATAGCAAAGGTTGAAATACATAAAGTAAATCCTTATAAAATTATTTGGGTAGGTGAACATGAATATAATAAAAGAGGAATGGAACAAACATTTGTTAGATTTAGACTTGATAAGAAAGGAATAGTAGATCGTAATTTCTCATATTTAAAAAAGAGACATGTAACTCCTAATTATAATTATAGTTCACCTGAACAGACAGGGCAATAATGATTGAACTTTTAATATTTGGTTTATTATTATTGACTATTATTTGTCTATGGTTAATAATAGAGAGAAGAAAAAATTATGCATTTCTTTTCTATTTTATTCCTTTTTTCTTAATAATAACACTATCAGTTTATTGGACATATACTTCTATTTTAGGATTGTCTAAAATAGGATATCCTACGAAAGGACTGTATTTAAGTCATTATGTTGATGAGCCAGATTGGATATATCTGTGGATATTGCAAAAAGGTGTTCCCATATCTTACAAAATAATATATAATAGGCTTGACCATGAATCACTAGAAGGTGTAAAAGCAGAATCAGAAGAAGGAGAATATATGATGCTATCAAAAATGGATCCAGGTGATGGTGATGGAAAAAAAGAAAAAGGGAAAAAAGGTTCAGGGTATACATTAGGTGGAGATATGAATTTTTATAAATGGAAACATCAACAATCCTTATATAGAAAAGAAAAATCTAATAAATGAAAGTCAGTAAAAAAGCAAAACTCATAAAGAAGGTGCAGAAGATGGAATTCAATAATCCTGTTATTGTTACGTTAATTGGTCTTGTAGTTTTTTATATCGGTCTTAAAATGTTTTCAGGTGGTATGAAAGAAATGGGAAATTTAGATCATCTGAACTTCTTTTTGGGTAATCCATACTATATGTTTTTAGGCGGTATTATCATGACATTATTATGGCAATCCTCATCCCTATCAACTACTGCAATCATTGCATTGGTCGCATCAGGAGCATTACCGCTCCCATCTGCAATAGCATGTGTTCTCGGAGCCAACATCGGTACAACTGGAACTATATGGTTAGCAGGTCTTCTCGTATCTGATGGTATACCCAAAGGAGATACATTAAGAATAGCAATGGCTCATACAGGCGCCAATCTATTTATGGCAATAGCATTGCTACCATTTGTCGGTCATTTTGCAAGATATTTAACTCGTTTCTAAATTTCCAAATCAATATATAGGAATGAGAGGGAAACTTCTCATTTCTTAAACAAATATAGAAAGGAGGTGTTGGGTTTTTAGTTAAGTTTGATACCGTGGTGGGTGCTTGCGCCCACCTCCTTTTTATTCTATCAGGGAGAATATGCCAGTAGATTTCAAGGTATTAGAGAGATTAATTAATAGACACGAAGAAGTATTTGCAGAACAGTTACAACCATTAAAGCCCATTAGATGGGGAGATAATTACGAACCTCGACCAAAAAACCCACGCAAACGCAAAAATAAACTACCTAAGGTAGAGAAAGAGTATTTTAATGACAGAAGAATGGCTATGACCCCCAATACTTGACATTTGCGTTTTATTTGATATAATAAATATAAACATCAAAAGACTATTTTTTATAAATAATGACACCTACCAACTTATCAAAAGGATCAAATGACAGAAAAAACGCAAGATTTTGTAGACAAAATTATGTCTGGAGAACATAACAATGCCCGTGATATTTTTACAGATATGATAAACGATAGACTGTTACAAGAACTTGAAGCAAAAAGAGTAGAAGTTGCCTCAAATATGTTACCTCAAGATGAAAGAACTCCTCAAGAATTGGCTTTCAGTAAAGCCCACAATATTCAGTATAGTGAAGTTGATCCTCATTCAGGAGGTCCTACTTTTGCTTCTCAGGCAGAAGAAGACTATGATGTTTAATTAATAGGGAGATGTGAAAACTTTTGTAATTGCTGGTCATTGTGTTAATAATAAAAAAACTCAAATAACAAAAGAATTCATACAAAAGATTAGAGACAGTTTTAAGAACTCTAAGATAATGTATGTCGATCATTTGCCATGTCCACGTGATTTGAGTGATATAGTCGATTTCTCTCTGCATGTCAAATATAACCCAATTTTGAATTTTGATTTGACAACTGACATAACAGAGAGATTTCATGTTCCTTATTGGGGTGTTTATGATCATAAAAATATAATCAAAACAGTACCAAATCATTCATTTGCCCATCATGATTCATTATATCAGGCATTTTTATTTTTATATAATAATGATTTAGGTGAAATAATTCATTTTTTAAATTACGATTGTAATGAGGATACTTTTGAATCTATTGAATTAAATCATCAAATACTTAGAGATGACAAGGCAAAAGCAGTATTCTTTCCATACAGATATGATTCTGAGCAAGGGGTGTGTACAGAATTCTTTTCAGTATCAAAATATGCATTAGAAAATATGTTTCTTCATCTAAAAGATTTCGGGTCTTATGAAAATAGAAATATTGTTCGTGCTACAGATTACAACGTAGAATATACTTATTTTTCTCATTTAAATTATAGAAATATAAAATATCACTTACATGATATGTGGCCAACGAGAGATGGCGAAGTTGGTAATTCAAACTTTCAAGATATAAATGAAACAGATGAGATCATAGTCAAATACAACAATCCAAACAATAAAATATTGTCAGTCATACCAGTAATTGGTTATAAAGATGAATATAAATTGAGAGTTTTTGTAATGCGTTTTGGTAATCAAATAGCAGATAACTTTAATTTTGCATTTTTAGATGCAAACAAAAATGCCGTTGGTCAGTGTAATTATTCATTAAAAACAAATGATTTTATGTATGTCGATCCTGTTGAAAATTCAAGATATGTTACAGTAAAATATAATGATTTTAGACTGACATTTGATTTGTTAGACACTAGAAATTATGGTAAGATAGTATGAGGCAAACAATAAAAATAGATTATAATAATGAGATACAATATTCGTCTAATGCCATAATCATAGGAGCACATTGTCCATCAAAAGATCGTACACAAAGATGTATAGACCTTATCACTCAATTAAAAGATAAGTTTCCAAACTACACTTATTTTATATGTTCTCATTTAAATATAGACGATGAACTTTTGAATCTAACAGATTATTTCATCTATAATAGGAGTAATGCAGTAATAAATTATGATATTAAAGATAAAAGAACAGATTGGAAAGTGTACGGTATATATCAGCCTGGTTTAGGGCAACAAGTAAATAGATCTGTTCATAATAACAGTTATGCCCATTATGTTCAAGTTTTTGATGGATTATCTATGGCAATAGGTCAAAGAATGTTAAAAATTCATTACATGAGTTATGATGTATCATTTGATGTAATTGATAGAATATCATTACATCGTGATTTTCTAGATCATTACGATGTGGTAAATTATACATTTAGGGATGAAAATTATATCAATTCTGAATTTTTTAGTATTACCAAAGACGGTGCAGAAAAATCCATCATGAAGAAATTGAGTTTCGATGAGTACATAAACACTGGATTAGGTGATTTTGGTCATGAGAATGTTTATGCTAATATTTTTAAAGATTGTAAAGTAAAAACAATGGGTCATTTTTATTCTGATGATAGAAAATTCCCTTGGGTAATAGGTGATTTTACTGCTTTACCATTAAATACAAAGAAAGATGGATTGTCAGGGCTACCAATATCAATTGATGGTCTAGTAGTAATACCTTATAGAAAAGACAATAGCATCATAATTTGTATAGCAAATGGTTATTACTATGAAAATGAAGGAGTAATAGGAAGCGTTGGATTTATTTTTTATGATGAAAAAATGGAGTATGTAGACTCGGCTGGTTCAACAAAATTAGGTTTGCATTATTGGGCACAATATTATCCAGATAGCCATGTTAGATATGTGACAATACAAATAAACAATATCACAAGATTGACCTTTGACCTCTTAGATAATAAAAATCATGGTTGGATACAGTAGAAAACAAACATTAGAGAGTTATAATGGCAATGTAAAAGAAATATCAGATAGAGCAATAATTGTCGGTTGTCATTGTGACACAGACTACAAAATGAAATTAACAACCGAATTATTGATTAGGATAAGAGGTAAATTTAAAGATGGTATATTTCTTGTAGTGGCATCTCATTTACCAGTAACTGAAGAAATTCAAGAATTGTGTGATTATTTTGTATACAATAAAAATAATCCAGTTATAAATCTTGACATTACAACTCCTATTACAGTAAAGAGTGAAATGTTAAATGAGTTGTGGAGAGCAAATGGTGTTCTTGAACGAGTCAAGACGTTGAGAAAAAACCATTCATATGCCCATCATTTGCTTATAAGAGATGCTTTTCATATTTGCATGAGCAATAACGTATCCTTTGTACATTATATGAATTATGATTCACCTGAAAAATGTTTATCAGAAATTGATTGGCATCTTACAAAATTAGATGTATATGATGGTGTATTTTATGATTATCATCATAAACAATATTATAATACAGAATTCTTCTCTATGACTACAAGGGCGTATGATAAGTTTCTGTCACATATTATATCATATGAGCAGTGGGAATCTTATGAAACTTTTGATACAGAGGTTAATTATAGTAAATTTTTGAAAACTGCTAATATATTTTGTGAAGACATTTTTGAGCCAGATGTGTCCGACATAATCGGCAGTGTGAGTTTCGGTAGTGAAGTCAATAGTAAAGGAACTCCTGACATACTTAAAAATATTGTGGGTAATTTCACTGTAATTCCTTATGAGAGGGATGGTAAAATAGTAATCAACAATTCCTATACAGGTTATAATGATCCAAAACACGAGAAACACATCAAATGGGAGTCTTTTGATAAAGACATGAAACAAATAAATTTTCTCGATGCAGTTGTATCCAAAAATAATTGGGTTGATTATATTTGCCCTGAGAATTGTAAATATGTCAAAATATACATAGATTTAGAATTAAAATCTTTTTTCGACATCACAAATAAAAAAAATATAGGTCAAATTGTCTAAAATAATAGAACTTTCATTTGATATTGAAAATGATGAATTGATAGCCACAGACGGTGAATTTGAGGGTAGATTTAACGTTTTTCAATTACGTGAGGTACGTGAATTGTTCCAACGTTATGATGAAGCGAATTTTAATCATGATGAAGATGAAGAGTTGAATGCTTTTCACAATTTTGCCGATAGAATGGCACAAAACTCTCCTGAAGCATTAGAGGTAATATCACCATATCTTAATTGATGAAACTCTTAATAACGGGTGTCAAAGGATTTATAGGATATCATTTCTATAATCTAATGGCACACGACTCCACCTACAATCCAAGAAAAATATATGGTATAGACAATTGTTCAGGATTAGCATGTGATGAACGTGATGTCCCATACACCTATGGTGATCTTATGGGTTGTGAATTACCTGAAGATGTGACACATGTTATACATTTAGCAGGCCGTACCAGTGTAAGAGCCAGTTGGGTGCCAGAGAATATAAGACAATTTTATAGAGACAATTTTCTCGTAAGTGAGAGATTATTTGATTTCTATAAAGACAAACCTGTAAAAATATTATATGCTACAAGTTCGTCTGTACTTGAGATGAAAAGCCCATATGCTATGACAAAGAAACTGGTTGAGCATATTGCACCACCCAATGCTATTGGTATGAGATTCTTTACAGTATTTGGTGAGAAGGGAAGACCTGATATGCTTTATCGTATGGCACTAGAAGGTAATGTTCGCCATATGACTACAAATAAGAGAGATTTCACTCCAGTAGAACATGTTGTAAGATGCATTAGAACTTTACTCAATAAAGGCAACATGGGAGAGTTTTATGAGATTGGCACAGGTGAATCAAGAACACCCAAAGAATTTTTACAGAGACAGTCAATTAAAGTTCCACAAGTAGCATATATCAGAAAATTTGATGAGAGTCTAAATACTTGTGCTAACGTATCAAAGATGGAGGCTTTGTTAAAGCAATGATAGATTGGATTCAAAAAAACTTACAGATATTGACAAATAAGAATAAAAATGTTATAATTTATCCCGATACTCTTGAAAAACGTAATCGTAGATTAGAAGACACAACCACAGACCCTATTCTAGAGAAATTACATGCCGAAGCAGGACGAGATAGACTTTTATCTGGAAACGATCAAAAATCTTCAGAATGAATTGTTTAGATGTGAAACACTGAATGATCGTAAAATAGTTCGTGATGATATCTACAAATATAAACAAAAAGTAAACGAACTTGTAAAGCAATTAGATGAAAACAATATGTTTACAGATTTTTCTAATTAGTTTTATTATTACGGGATGTGTCAGCAAAGCAACTTGTTGGAAGATAATAAATGGCGGTCAATGCGTACCCATTCAATCATATGAAGAATGGAACAAATGTGTTATGCCATGCGAAAACATAATTATAAGAAGTAAGACAAAACCATACAAACCCGTTGACTGGATTAGACCGAGACCCTATGCATATCCATGAATATTCAATAGAAACACTTTATCACATGAAATGTGGTAAATGTCACAATTGGTGGAGTTATGCTCACACTCCTGACCTCACTTATATAACTAACCACGACCCAAGATCATTTGCACAGAATAGAAAAATGCATTGCCCGCATTGTAGTGCAGAAGGTGAATTGAAAGAAATACAATACGGTGAGAAATGAATATCTGGGTAGAATTTTACAAATATTCTGACAACAGAAAAAACACCCATGCACAAATGAAAGAGCAGGCTAAATGGTTGCCACCTGATCCCAGTATAATACGAAAAAGATTTTTTGATAAGATGAGTGATGCAAAAGTATTTGCTAAACGTATGGAGGAAGATGATTATATGGTATCAATAAAAAGAGATGGGAGTTTACTATGAGATACATTGGTCCAAATAAGTTCATATCATATATAAATTCGAATAATACTGATGAAGACAAACATATGTGGATGTCTGCCGATCAATATAGTGAAGCGGTAAAAATCATGTTGAAGAATGAAAAGAGGCCACCAACATATGTTGGAGAATTAGAAAAATTAAATAAAAGGAGATATTTAAGTGTTATCGATGGAGGTAAGATCAAGAGAGATAATCAGAAAGATAATTGATAAAGAATTAGATTTATCATGGAAGAATTTAGAAAAACAACAATATGAAAAACAATATGAAAAATTTAAATCTAGAAACATACCCTACAGGAAGAAGCCCGAAAGGTAAGTTCTATTTTGGTGAACGAGCATTATTGTTATGTAAAGAAAGACCAAAAGATTGTCAAATAGGATTTGAATCTGAATTTGATAGATTATATGATGACCTGTTTTCTTGTCATTATGAATACAAAAGTATGTTCAGAACATGTGGTATTGATTTCAATGTAGCAACGACAAGCGAATCCCACCACAGATTTGTCGGTAATATGTTCGGACAAATCACAGTCAAATCACTATCAGCAATATCAGATGATTGGATTATATTTCACAACATGGAATATGAATCAGAACCAAAGGTCTATATACATCTCGATAGAAAGATAGTATTGATTGTTGGCACGAGTTTTCTTGGTGAGATCAAGAAGGGTGTGTTTTCAATTATAGGGTTTGAGATACCGCAGAAAAGCATGTTGCCAATGCATTGTTCAGCATTTGAATATCAAGATAATACTGCATTGATGTTTGGATTGAGTGGAACGGGTAAGACAACCTTGAGTGCAGACCCAGAATATGCGTTGATTGGTGACGATGAAATAGCATGGAGTGAGTTTGGATTAACTAATATTGAAACAGGATGCTATGCAAAGACTGATGGGCTAGATCGTGAGACACAACCCACAATATTTGATGCTATGGAGAGTGCAAGTAAAGACGGTGTTCTCATTGAAGAGAATAAGGGTGTGCCAAACGCAAGAGCAAGTTATCCCATAAGATATGTCAAAGGTGAGATTACATGCCATGCATTATTCAAGCATCCAAAGCATATATTCTTTCTATCACTTGATGCGACTGGTACACTGCCTGCAATATCAAAAGTAGAAGGTAAGACGATAAGAACTCTATTTGAGACAGGTTATACAAGTAAAATGCCTGGTACAGAGGATGGAGTGAATGAAATACAGAAGGTTTATTCACCGTGCTTTGGTAGCCCTTTTATGCCATTGCCCGTGAATGTATATAGTGATATGTTAATGGACAGAGTAATTGAAGAGAATAGCAATGTATATTTGGTCAATACCGGCATGAATAAAAGTGGAGAGAGATTTCCATTAAGTGAGACACGAGAAGCAATCAAAAAAGTATTGAATTATGATGTAGAAACTCGTGAGATTGAGTGGACTAATCCATCTCAACCTTGTAAATTGGGTACAATTAAATTAAATGAAATTATTTAAGTCATTTATATAGGAGAGAAGAATGGCTATTTCAAATGCCGCCTTTTGGATCAATCCAGACGGGCAGATTCATAGAGTGGCAATAAATCATATTAAGGATGTAATTGGATACCCCAATAAATTTGGTTTGTCCTTACAAGATATTCAAAAGGTATTTGATAAACATAATGAACCTTTGGGCCATGAGGGAAAAGCAAGAGATGAAATTTTATTGAATTTATTTAAACGAAACTTTATTCGTATCCGAAAATATAAAAATATGGGGTATTTTGTTAATGTTAGAAAGTTAACAGATAGTGCTAAAAGTTTCTTATACAAATGGGCGACTAAACTTTTAGGAGTAGGCATAGAGGGAGTGAAGGATTTTGCTACTACACCAGTTTTATTTGATGTAGAAAATACTAGACAAGACTCTATGACCCTAGGAGAAATTCAAAAAGATAGTATGTTTAAAGAATCTAAACAATATGAACTTGTAGAGTGTCATGTTTCAGAATGGAAAGATCGTGAAGTAAAAAGGATAATAGAACTAAGAACATTTAAATCTTTTATTTAATTAAAACAGACGAATGGAAACGAAATTCTCAAACCTTCAACCTGGTGACACTGGTAATGTAGTCGGATTCACCGAGGGTAGCACATCTTATCGAAGCAAATTGTTGGCGATGGGGATTGTTCCAGGCACCTCTTTCCATGTGATCCGCAAGGCCCCATTGGGAGATCCTGTTGAAATTCGGGTCAACGGCTTTAACCTTTGCCTTCGTCAAAAAGAGGCGGAAATGTTGAGGGTGGAAAAGGAACATTTTGATTGTGAAGGATTTAAATCCTTCATGGATGAGAGCCTTATATAAAGATGAAAATTAGAATTCCAGATTGGGAAGAGATAATAGCATTTTTATTTGCATGGGGATATATTATAGGAGCATCTCCAATAATAATAGGATTTATTGGAGCCTGGTATTTTAATAGATAATTCATAGGAGATATTATGAAAAAAGTCAGATTACAAATAACAAACGCACATAAAAAATCATTTGTTGAAGTCTGTACATGGTCGACAAAACTTGAAGACATTCTTGAAAATCTTGATAAGGATGATGAAAATCATCAATTGATTAAAGAGAATATAAGACTAAACGAAAAAGATCAATGGTTGGTTATGTACGAAGAAGTCGGCTGGAGATGGGGTTCGGGTTCTGTAGTAATGACTAAAGAAGAATATGATGAATACGATTTTGATGCCGAAGATGGAGAGCATTCATTCTATGACTTTGAAGAGGCTGAATTCTATGAATCAAGTGACGGGTGTTGGACTGAAATAACATTCCCCAATTTACGTAATGATGTAGAAGATATTGATGAAGACATTCTCTATGAATTGATGAGAGATTACGGTGACGTAGAAGAATGTGAAATCACAATCTACGGGCCACTTGAACATGAAATTGAGGAAGAATGGGATGAAGAAGAATTTGAGAAAGAAGAATAGTTCCGATAAATTAATTATTAGTAAATTGAGATCCAAAAATAAGATACAAAATCGTAGAATTGAAGCATTAGAGAACCGAGTACAAAACCTTGTTGGCAGGATTAACGAACTAGAACATATGTTATTTCAATATGAGGTTGAAGAGGCTTGTTTTCGCATGACACCCAAGCATCTACAATTGGATAAGACATTCTAATGAATTACGAAAAAGCCAGGAGATTGATTGACAACAGAATATGGACACGAGATGAACTCAAAAAACTCCGAGGAAAAACCGCAAGAGCCAGAAGCAGAAGCATTTCCGATACCCTCAAACAAGTACACACCCCCTGGCATAAAAGATTCACTCCGAACTCTGTACACCACTCTGGAACAATTCTATTTGACCTCACATAGGATAAAGAACCCATGAACGTATACATTGCCGCACCGTTCGGAAATTACATTCATAGAAGCGGTATATCAAGCATTATGGGTACTTTTACACTCAAGCAACGACCAGGGTTGATATTACAACTGATAAAAACTCTCAGGTATTCTTTTATCGACAAAGCATGGTACAATGCTCTGGGCTTACGTAATCCTGGTATATTGGAAGGATTACATAGATATGATAAAAATAGCAGAGAACGCCTTATCAGTATCGCCGCTATAGAACCGTCCGACTGGCAATCTCTTCACGATATCATTCCATTCCATATTCCGCTAGAAATTAATATATCATGTCCAAACATTTCAAAGTTTATTCATTACGTCAAAGATATACACATATTCGCAAATCGCAATCCCATCATCAAACTGCCTCCCGAAATTCTAGATCGAGAATTAAAAGAGATATACGACATGGGTTTCCGTAGATTTCATTCATGTAATACACTCAAAACTTCCAAAGGTGCCAGAAGCGGATCCATTCTGAGAAATTTCGTTACGAATCAAATCAGAACATTAAAAGAGATGGACGAGACCAATACCTGCATTGCGGGCGGAGGGATCACAGAAATTTTTGACATTCACTATTATCAATCTATAGGAGCCGATGCTTATTCACTAGGCTCCGTATGTTTTCATCCAATTAAGTTTAAAAAATTGATGAATGAAATAGCCCAACTCAAAAGGAAAGGTAATTGAGAAAACGTATAATATGGAAGAATCGTCCTGGTGTCAATGGATATGGTGATGTATTAAAT